CATTGCTGGCCTCGCTGAACTACCGGGGCAAGGTAGACGGCGCCTATATGGAAGAAGTCTATGGCAAGCCCATGGACGCCATCATCAAAGAGCTTGGTGATGTGGTGTATGACGACCCGCAAAACGGCATCGTCACATCCGACGAATACCTATCTGGCGACGTTAAGACAAAGCTGGCAGAAGCCCAGGCGGCGGCCAAGGACGACTCCAAGTACAAGCGCAATGTGGAAGCGCTGCAAAAGGTCATCCCCAAAGACAAGAAGCCCAGCGAAATCTCGGTGAGCATCGGTGCGGCGTTTGTGCCGGACGAACTGTACGAGCAGTTCGTGAAGCACATTTCAGGCGGCAATGCCACGGCAGCTTATGTGAAGTCCACCGGCCAGTGGCTCATGGCCTACCACGGAGGCACTGACCAAGCGCTGAACACCGGCAAGTTCGGTACGTCTGAATTGAGCGCTCAAGAACTGTTCCAGATGACCATGCTGGGGCGCGGTGCCGTGGTCAAGAAGACCTACCGCAACCCAGACGGCACGACCACGACCGTGGTGATGGAGAAGGAAACCGAGGCCGCGCGCGAAAAGCAAAACGCCATCAAGGCCGAGTGGCAGAAGTGGGTTTGGGAAGACGCCACCCGCGCCGACAACATGGCTGCGATCTACAACGACAAGATGAACCGGATCGTTGAGCGCAAGTACGACGGCCAGCACCTGTCATTCCCAGGCATGAACCCGGCAATTCAACTGCTGGAGCACCAAAAGAATGGTGTGTGGCGCGGTTTGCAGTCCTACCAAGTGCTCTATGACCATGTGGTGGGCGCCGGTAAGACGTTTGAAATGGCGACCTTGGCCATGGAAATGCGCCGCTTGGGCATTGCACGCAAACCCCTGTTCATCGTGCCCAATCACCTGACGCTGCAATGGCGCAGTGAGTTCACGCGCCTGTACCCAGGGTCGAACATTCTGGCCGCAACACCAGAGGATTTCTCCAAGGACAAGCGCGAACGCATGTTTTCCAAGATAATTACCGGCGACTGGGACGCGGTGGTGATCGGTCATTCCAGTCTCAAGAAGATTGGCCTGCCGGAAGCAACCGAGCGCGCGGTGCTGCAAGAGCAGATCGACGAGGTGGCCCAGGCCATCGAGGACATGAAGCGCAGCCGGGGCGACCGCAACATCATCCGCGACATGGAGGGCATTCGCTCCCGCCTGGAAGCCAAGATGAAGGACAAGCTCTCGGCCATTGGCCAGCGCAGCAAGGTGGTGACGTTTGACGAGCTTGGCATTGATGCCATGTTCATCGACGAAATGCACGAGTTCAAGAATCTGGCCTACAACTCCACCATGGACAGAAACCCGGGCATGGGCAACCCCAACGGGTCGGCCAAAGCCTTTGACCTGTTTGTCAAAACCCGCTGGATGTTCGACACATTTGGAGAGAAGGCGCCGTATATCACCGCCACCGGCACGCCTGTGTCGAATTCCCTGGTGGAAATGTTCAACATGCAGCGGTACATGCAGTACCCAACCCTCAAGAAAGAAGGGCTGCACGTATTTGACGCTTGGGCCAAGCAGTTCGGCAGCGTTGAGAACGTCTACGAGGTAGCACCTTCTGGCAGCGGATACCGCCAGTCCACCCGATTCGCCAAGTTCACCAACCTGCCCGGGTTGATGGGCCTGTTCAATACCTTTGCCGACACGATCACCCTGGACGACTTGCGCGCCCAGGAAGAAGCGCAGGGCAAACGGTTCCCGGTGCCGAAGATGGTCGGAGGAAAACCCCAGTTGTTTGTGGCCAAGCGCTCGCCCGCCGTGGCTTCGCTCATGGGCATGCCCAAGGCCGAGACACTGGAAGATGGAAGCATTCGGTTTGAAGCCGACCTGAATGACGAAATCAGCGTAACCAAAGACGAGAAAAGCGGGAAGTGGGTAGCCAAGATTGGCAACACCCACATTGGAACCTTCGACACCGAGCAGGACGCGCGCCTAAAGATTGTCGAGAAGGCCATGACCCCCGTGGTTACGGTCGATCCAAACTCAATTCTTGGCCGGTTTGCAAACCTCAAGCAGTTGACCAAGGAGACAAAGGGCAAGGTCAATGCCCTGTCCCTGACCGGAGAGGCCAACAAAGCCGGTTTGGATTACCGACTGATCGACCCGCATGCGGCTGACTTCCCCGGCTCCAAGATCAACTTGGCCGTGGACAATGCCATGAAGGTGTATCACCAGTGGGCAGCGGACAAGGGCACGCAGTTGATCTTCTGCGATATGTCTATCCCGCTATCGGCCCGGTCGTCGTACTCAAGCAAGGAGCGCCGCCTGTACGTGCGCGGTGAGAACGGCTCCATTGAAATGAAGCGCGGGACCATGCACACCGCCCCAGGCTTCGAGAGCCTGCCGTACTTCATCGTGCAAAAGGGCCAGAAGGAATCCAAGCAGTTCGAGGTTTATGACGCGGCAAGCGGGGTGCTGATCGGCGCCCGGGCGTCGAAAGCCGAGGCCAAGGAGTCAGCGGCTGCACTTCTGGCAGACCCGGCCAAGCGACAGCGTTGGATCGACAAGCGCGAAGCTGCCGGTGAAATCAGCCAGGAGCAGATCGACGACTTCAACAATGACAACGAGGTCGATACCGAGGTCAGCGAGGCATTCAACCGTGAAGACATTGCCGGTATTTCTGGCAATGCCGCATTCTCGGTGTACGACGACATCAAGGCCAAGCTGATGGCTAAGGGCGTGCCCGAGCATGAGATTGCTTTCATCCACGACTATTCCACACCGGTAGCCAAAGACAAGCTATTCAAGGCGGTCAATGCGGGAGACGTTCGTTTCCTGCTGGGCTCAACACCCAAGATGGGCGCGGGCACCAACGTGCAAAAGCGCCTTGTCGGCCTGCACCACATCGACGCACCGTGGCGCCCAAGCGACTTGGAGCAGCGCGAAGGCCGGATCATCCGGCGCGGCAATGAACTGTACGAGCGTGACCCGCAGGGCTTTGAGGTGTTCATTGGCCGCTATGCCACCGAGCAAACCTACGACACCCGCCGTTGGCAGATCCTTGAGCACAAGGCTCGCGGCATAGAGCAGTTGCGCAACTTCGATGGCACGATCAATGAGATTGACGACATCGAGGGCGAGGCCGCCAATTCTGCCGACATGAAGGCTGCCGCATCCGGCGACCCGCTGATTCTGGAAGAAACAAAGCTGCGCAACGATGTCAAGCGCCTGGAGCGCTTGCAATCCGCGCATGCTGACGAGGTTCTGGCCATGACCCGCAAGTCGCGGGACGCTGACCAGTATGCCCAGAAGTACGGCCCGCGCCGCTTGGAAGAACTGGCCGCGCTGATTGCCACTTCCAAAAAGCACCCGCTGGACAAAGAAGGCTTTGCGCCCATTACCGTGGGCGGCAAGGTGTTCAAGGACAAGGAAGCCGCCCAGGCCGAATTGAACAAGGCAACGTCGGTCGTGCGTGCTGGTATGTCCGATGGGCTGGTCGTGAACTATCGCGGGCTGGAGTTCACGTTCAGCAACAGGGCAGGGTGGCTTTTTGCTTCTTCGCCCACCGGTGAGATTGGCTCATGGGGAGGCACCGACGCATTCAGCGCCAGCGGCTTTGTGCAGCGCATGAAGAACTACGTTGACCGCCTGAGCGCCGCACAGGAAGACACCAAGGCTTCCATTGAAAAGGCACAGAAGGACAGCGTGGCTTTGCGTGAGCAGTCCAAGCAGCCGTTTGCCCAGGCCAAAGATTTGGAAGCTGCGCGCGAGGAATACAAAAAGATCCAGCGCGCACTGCTGGCCAAGGGGCCAGACGTTCCGCAAAGCCAGAAGACGGCAGTTGCCAATGGCATTGAACAACAGAAAGCCAAGCTCCAGAAACTCGGGTTTGGCGAGGCGCTTGGAGAGTTCTTCAATGGCAGCGACAATGCAGGCATTGATTTTCAGGCTTTGGACGGCGCTGATACGATTGAGCCAAGCAACGCCCTAGTCAAAAAGAACCCAACAGAAACAGAACTGAAGAATGTCCGAGCACTTAACAGTAGTCTTGTGCAATACCTGCGTGCGAACGGGCAAACCGTACACGATGGAGTTCTGGGGTATGTCGCCGCAGAAGTACAAGGAAATGAGGCGTTCCGAGAAATTGAAAAAGCATTCGGCCAGCGGGTCCAGTGGGTGCTGCCAAACCCATTGCTTAGTGGACGGGAAAGAAGTCAGTTCTACTTCTTCAATGGCGCCAACGCCAACGGAATAAATTACCTGCTGGCCACCGGCAACGACCGGCCACATCTGTCAATCCTTGGTCACGAGATTGTTCACCAGCTACGCAAAGACAACCCAGACCTGTACGACGAGTTTGTAGAGGCGGTTCGGCCATTCATCAAGCCAGCCCTCTATAAGAAGTTTCTGGAAACAGCGACTGCCAAGCGCGCCAAGGATGCCGACAAAAAGCATGAAGAATTCATGGCCGAGATTGGCTCTGATGCCTTCATGGAGCCCGGATTCTGGGATGCCATAGCGGCCAAGAGCCCTGAACTGCTGCGCAAAGTTGCAACGCTGGCCATCGACCTAATTAAGTCGGTCTTGGGCAAGGTGGGCTACACACCGCGCACCGAGCAATACCTGACCGATTACAAGAAGGTCATGGAAATCGCCAGCCAGTATCTGGGCGACTACGCTGCGGGCAAGATGGAATCTAGCTCCACCGGTATTGATTTCAATGTCCGCGACACCATGGCCAAGGTGCAGCGTGACGCCATGCAATTCTTTGGTAACAAAGACGGAAAGAGCCTGCAAACCTTCGGCCTGTACCACAAGACGCTTTCAACCCAGTACAACAAGGCTCTGAAGGACCGCCACTTCGGCAAGGTGTTCGCCTATGTCAATGCGATGCAGAACGAGGTTTCACTGACCAGCATCCGGCCGGCCGAGTTGGCACCCGGCGTTCTACCCCGCGTGGATGATGTGAAATCAGCGGCCAAGCAGTTGATCCGAGGCAAGCGGTCAGACAACAATCTGCAACAGGCAGCCGATGCGATATTTGAAGGAACGCTTGCCGGTGAAGGTGTATTGCAGGGCAAAGTGTGGAGCGATGCTGAGTTGCGCGCACGCGGACTCAACGACACCGGTATCGCGCTCTATAAGCAGGGTCGTGCCGCCATTGATGCCAGCTTGGACGAGGTGGCTGCCGCCGAGGCCTACGCCATGGCGCAGAGCGTTATCCCCAAGACCATGCGCCGCCAGATCATCGACGACCCGCGTGGTGCCGAAAAGATGATCGTCGATGAAATCAAGAAGCAGATCAAGATGCTTGACCGTGCCATCAAGGCGGCTGAGAAGATGGGCGCCGATGAACAGTCTGCCGAATTGCGGGCGGTGCGCTCCAGCTACCTAGAAACCAAGCGCAACATCGACAAGATATTTGTGACGGCCAAGAACCTGAAAATCGCAGGGTATGCGCCGCTCATGCGATTTGGCAAGTACACGGTGACCGTGCAGCACATCGACAACCACGGCAATGTACTGCGTGACGAAAACGGCGAATCGCTGACTGAGTTCTACGGCCAGTACGAAACCGAAGGCGAAGCCAAGTCGGTGCGCTCCATGATGGAGGCCAAATACAAGGACCGCGACGACATCAAGGTGACGGCTGGAACCAAGAGCCAGACAAGCCACGAGTTGTATGCCGGCATTTCACCGGAAACGCTGGCCCTGTTCGCAGAAGCCATTGGCGCTGACAGCGCCATGCGCAAGTACATCGAACTGGCAATGAATGATCGCAGCGCCTTGAAGCGCCGCCTGCACCGCAAGGGCACATCCGGATACAGCGAGGACTTGCCCCGGGTGTTGTCCAACTTCATCACCAGCAACGGACGGCATGCCGCCCAGCGCTACTACCTGCGCGACCTGAACAACGCCATCAAGTACATCCCCAAGGAAAAGGGCGACGTGCTGGACGAGGCGATCCGGCTCAAGAAGTATGTGCTTGACCCAAATGACCCAGCGGCACCGCTGTCATCGGTCATGTTCGCTTGGTTCCTTGGTGGATCTGTGGCGTCGGCTGCGGTCAACCTTACCCAGCCGGTGATGATGACGGCGCCGTACCTCTCGCAGTTCGGCATTACCACTTCCACAAAGGCGCTGGCCAAGGCGGTTCCATACGCCATGGGGCGCAAGGAAATCACAGACCCTGAGCTGCGCGATGCACTTAAGCGCGCCAGCCAGGAGGGGATTGTTGACGCGCAAGAAATCTTCCACCTTTACAGCGTTGGCGCCCAGGGCGTTGCGTCTGGCTTGGTCAACCAGTTGGCCAAAATCCCAGGTGTTGGCGGCAAGATCAAGGCTGGAAGTGAGGACGCCCGGGCCCGCATCAATGCTTTCTTGACGCTGTGGGGCTCCATGTTTGCCGTGGCCGAAGGGTTCAACCGCAAGCTGACATTCCTCGCGGCATGGGACGTGGCCAAGGCCAATAAAGAAAAGAACCCCTACGCCTTTGCCGTGCGGGCCGTGAACGAAACGCAGGGCATTTACAACAAGGTCAATCGGCCCAACTGGTCGCAAGGCGGTATCGGTCGCACGCTGATGACGTTCAAGCAGTTCAGCATCATGTACGTTGAGCTACTTGGTCGCATGTGGAAGAACGGCGGAACTGAGGGTAAACGGGCTGCCATCATCATGCTGGCTGTTCTCATGCTGGCGGCCGGTGAGGAAGGCCTGCCGTTCTCCGACGACTTGGATGACCTGATTGACACGGTTGGCCAGATGTTTGGCCTGGACACCAACATGAAGCGCAACAAGCGCCGCCTTGCATATGACCTTCTTGGCAAGGGACTGGGCGATATGTTCCTGTACGGCGTGTCTCCATACCTGCCGCTGGACTTCTCTGGCCGCATGGGGCTTGGCAACCTGATCCCAGGCACCGGGATACTCAAGCCTAGCAATGCTGACAATCGTGGCCGGCAGTTCACCGAGGTGCTTGGCCCAACTGCGGGCATGGCCGGTCAGATTGGTGACGCCTATGACGCAGCGGTCGAAGGCAACACCGGTAAGGCCGCCCAGAACTTGGCGCCCAAGGCCATCAAGGATCTGCTGGCAGCGGCTGAAATGGCCAAGAAGGGCTATTCCACTGACACGAAAGGCCGCAAGGTTATAGACGTGGGTCTGGGTGATGCTGCTGTCAAAGCGGTTGGCTTCCAGCCTACCGTGGTGGCGCAGGAAACCCGCAAGACAATGCCGGTGCAGCAAGACATTGCGCTCCAGAAGCACACCGAATCCAGCATCGTTAATCAGTGGGTGCGCGCACTTGCTGACAACGACACGGATATGGCCAAGGATGCGCAAAAGCGACTGGACGACTGGAACCGCAAGAACCCCCGGACGGCTATCCAGATCACGCCTGACCAGATCCGAAACTTGGCGCGTCAGATGGCCACAGACAAGGACACGCGCCTAATCAAGTCTGCGCCGAGGGAAATGCGTGGTCGGGTCGGGCTTGACCTCTCCAAGTAGAGATTTCAGGCCAGACGCACTGGCCTGATTCTGTTTTTGCACTGCAACAAAATGCGTCAGCAAGTGACAATGCACGTCACGTAGCCTGTTCAGTTCGGCTATGGCCTCGTCGGCTTGGGGGTCATCGGTTGTCTGAAGCATTAACTCTAGGATGGGTGTTGGTACGAGGCTGAATGGCACGGAAGTGGAAGGTTGCGCAAAGCCTACTTAGCAGCAAGGGTTATGCCAACCGGTGGAGGTCTGCTGCCTTGAGTTGGGTATATCGCTTAAGCATTTTCCAGTCGCGGTGCCCTGACACGAGCGACACCTGTTCAATCCTGAATCCGCGCTCGAACAAGCGGCTGACGCCCTCATGCCGCAGGTCATGGAAGCGCAGATCCACAATGCCCAAGGCCTGACAGGCGCGCGGGAATATGCTGCTGATCGTGCTCCCGCTATGGGGGAATATTCGGTCTGCATCGCGCGGCTGGCGCATGGCAATGGCAAATGAGTCGCCCAGCAATGGCACCTCCTGATCGTTACCTTCCTTCTGGTTTGGGTGCTTGCGGTCGCGGATCACGATGGTTTTGTCCGCTTCATTCAGATCGGCCCAGCGCAGGCGCATGATTTCGTCCAGGCGCATGGCCGTGGCCACTGCGAATTGGATGATGTCGCGCATGGGCAGGCGGGAATGCTTGTCAAAGTAGTCGCACAGCCGGGTAAGTTCGTCGACGGTGGGGCGGCGGGTACGCTCCTTCGACCGGGTGCTTATCTTGACGTGGCTCATGTAGGCCCGGGCGGTGGCCAGTGCATCCATGCTGACCGGCATCTTCCATATCTGGCGGGCCGTCTTGAATATGCCACCCAGGTAGGTCAAGTCGATGGCAATGGTCACACCGCCCGCGCCTTCCTTGCGCCGGTCGCGCACAAACTGGGTTAGCCGGTCGTCGGTCAGTTCGGCCAGGGTTAGGTCGCCCAGCTTGGCATCCAGCGCCTTGAGCACAGCGTCTTTGTTCTTGCCAAACTCGACGTGGGACAGTTCCTCGCGGTACTGCTTAATCAGTTCGCCCAGGGTGATCTTGTCCAGGCTGCGCTCATCGCGGTAGCGCCGGTCATTGATCTTGGATTCGGTGTCATGGGCCCACTTCTGGGCCAGGGTCTTGGTCGGGAATGTCTCGCTGATCGAGGCATGCCCCTTGCGCCGGATCTGCACCCGCCAGTGGTCGCCAACCTTGATAATGGATGCCATGTAAGTCCTTTCTGGTGCAAATTTGGTGCACTGGAGTTAGAAAACATGGGTAGTATCAAGTAATGTTAAGTAAAAATCAAGCGGCGACGGCAGAGGGGAAAAGTCAAAAACCATTGAGCAATTCTCAATGGAGGATGTCTATTGCCCCCATGATGGATTGGACCTGAAAGCCCGTAACCACGCGGTTTGCGGGCATTTTGGTGCAAATTCCGGGCAAAGAAAAACTCAACGTCAGGCGGCGGTTGGCTGGCGCATGGTGTCAAGGTGCGCAGCCACATCCCGTATGTCAGCGGTAAGTGGGTTGCCAGCCAGGGGAACCGGGAACTCCCCCCGGGCGCGAAGGTTGTAGCCGGTCTGCTTGGCCACCCCTATGGCCTCGCACACCTGATCGAATGACAGGCGCGGCTTGTTGTAGATGGCCAGGAGCATGAAGTCTGTTCGCATGTGGTTGCCTCAAAATGGGATGCAGTCCCAGTCCCAGCTATCGCAGCCGGTCTTCTGGACTTCGGGTGGTGGGGTGATTCCGTTGGCCAACTTGCAGCCGTTTTGCTGGAAGTTCTGGCAGTCGTTGCACGACTTGTCACGCAGCAGGTTCTGCCAATACTCGACTTCACGGCGGGCGATGTTGATACGGACCTCAATGTAGGCGCGGCTCATGCTTGGGCCTCCTTCTCTTTGGCGCGCACGGGCGGCGGTTCGATCTTTTGCAGCCAGCTCTGGGCGCAGTCAACGCTGCCCCCAGTGGCTCCGTATTCAGTCACAAGGCCTTCGCCATGCACGCGCCAGATACGCCCGTGCTGGGAATGCTCGCCGCGCAGTGTGCCAACGGTGACGGTCTTGCCGACGTTCGGCCCTTTGTCGCCAAGGGCTCCGGCGATGATGATGGCGCGGTCGCCTGATTGGATGGGTTTCATGCTGCACTTCCTACGTTATTCAAGTTTGCAAATTCGCCGTGCAGCTCAATGGCTGCATTGTTGTAGGCCAGTGCAGCTTCATCTTCTGTACTGAAAAGGCCAAGGTGCTTGCGCTTGTAGCCCTTGCTGATTTGCGCTACCCATGCCTTGTTGGCTGCCTTCCATGACACTCCAAGGTAACGTGATGTCGTGTTCTTGACGCTTGAGCAGTTGGCTGCGTTGTCTGTTGGCGTTGCAAGACGCAAGTTTTCAATCCTGTTGTCCATCTTGTTTCGGTTGATGTGGTCAACCTGCATTGACGGGTATTCGCCCTTGTGCATTGCCCAGACGATGTGATGCGCTTTTAACCTGCATCCATCCAACTGGATGTCGTCATACTTGTGCGCTTGTGTCCTGCCAGCTTCGGTACCGACCTTCGACCTGTGGGCCATCGGACTTGGCTTCACCTTCCAGATCAAAGCGCCGTTGCTGTACTCAAAGACCTCGTGAAGTCGGTCGATTGATGGCTTGTTCATTCGACTTGCTCCCAGAATGCCTTTTCGCGCTCCACAACGGTGGACACCCCATACTGACCAAAAATTTCAGTCTCGTTAAAGGTTTGCCCAATGCAAACATTCATCTTCATGGTTGCGCCAATTACCCTCCAGTATTTGCCATCTGGTTTAACTTCTATGCGAAAAGGTGCCGGAACCTTGTCCAAACGAATTTGGTCGAGTGCTTCATCAATAGTGTTTGGGCACATCAACCCGCGCTGCCAGTACCATGAAATGGCGTGCTTCTTGATGTAAGCCCGCTCATCACAGATTGGTACCCACTCCGAAAATGTTGACGGACCGCACCAGTAGGTAACCTTCAGGCTTGGCGCTTTGCCAGCCTTCTCGTGCTTCTGGTACTCCACCCGGTCCACCAGATACAGGCGAGGCTTTTCGAGCGCGGCCACGATCACAGCGTCGGCAGCTTCGGTGCCGTGTGAAGCACCGCGCTCCCAAATGTTCCCGCACTGCGGGCAAATCATCACGCTGGTATGGACCAGCTCATGGCAGTTGGGGCATTCCTTCACGGGCGCCACCGATACAGACTCTCCCTTGCCGCCTTTGCGCTTGACCTTTATCTGGTCGATGGGGCCGTGGCGCTCCACGTTACCGGCAAAGTCCAGCACCAAGCAATTCACCTTTGGACCGTTGGCAATGGCCACCAAGCGACCGTCGATGGTTGTCAGGTCAAAGCCTGGGGCATACACATTGCGCAGCCCCCGGCCCATGATCTGGACGTACAGGCCGGTGGACTTCGTTGGTCGCAGCATCACAAGGCAGTCGATTCCGGGGAAGTCGTAGCCGGTGGTCAGCAGCATGGCATTGAACAGAAAACGGATGCGGCCCGATGAAAAGTCATTGAGCACCTTGTCGCGCTCGGCATTGCCCATATCCCCACTGACGTAGCCAGCGGTCCACCCGCGTGCGTTGGCAGCCAGGGCGCAGTGCATGGCGTGCTCCACCCCGGCACAGAACCCAAGGATGTGCTGGCGGTCGTGGGCGTACTTGGCCACCTCGTCAAGCGCACCATGGATCAGGTTTTCCTTGTCCATTGCAGCCTGCAATTCATTGGCCACAAACTCGCCACCACGGGTGTGCACGGCGGTCAGATCTGCCTTGGTTGCGCCGTTCTTGGCCACCAGCGGGCAGAGGTAGCCGTCCTTTATCAGTTCTCCCACATGGGCCTCGTAGGCCACGTCGGTGAATATGCGGTCTTCACCTTCGGTCAGCAGGCCTGAGTCCATGCGGTAGTGCGTAGCGGTCAACCCGATCACCTTGAGCGCCGGGTTGTGCTGACGCAGGCCCGCCAGGAACCGGCCATACATCGTGTCTGCCTTGCGCGGTATCAGGTGGGCCTCATCCACAATCACCAGATCGGTGCCGCCGAACTTGGCAGGCATGTTGTGCACCGACTGGATGCCAGCCACGGTGATCTGGTCCTTTTGCTTGAGGCCCACACCAGCCGACCAGATACCGATAGGTGCTTCTGGCCAGTACCGGATGATGGCCTTGGCGTCCTGTTCAATTAATTCGCGTACGTGCGTCAATACGACTATGCGCGTTGATTGGTACGCCTCAAGTGCTCCACGAATGAACCCGGCCAGGGTAAGGCTCTTGCCGGCTCCGGTCGGTAGAACGATCAGCGGATTGCCGGTATTGTTGGCAAAGTAGGTGTAGAGCGCGTTGATGCTGGCCTGTTGGTAGGGGCGAAGGCTGACGGTCATACGATCACCCCAACATCTTTGTAACCGACCATGATGCTGTCGGGGATCGGTAAAGCAACACCGGTTGGTCGCCACATATGCAGGCAATACGGATGGTTGTTTACATACTCGCTGTGTGGTGGGTGGTATTGCACAACGCAATCGGCGTCGTCCCAGAACAGGTCTTTGATCTGGCACATTTCAGCCCAAGTTGGGCAGCGGTCTTTGCGACTGACGCTGACGTGCTCCCAGCCCATACCGTTACTGGCAATCACCATGAACTTTTGGCCATGATTTAGCTGGACAACAAAATAGCCGTTGTGCTCGTCACCCCTTGGCATCCCTGCTGGCTCAAGCCGATATTTCTCTGGTACGTGAAAACTCATACTGCTTACTTCCTCTGATTAAATTTCTTCCCATTGCCATTGCCGACGTGCCATCCACCGCAGTGAATGCACCGGTAGGCGCTGGCCTTACTGTCTTTGCGCTTGGCTGACTTGCGGGCGACCTCTTTGGCCAGCCCGCCGTCTTCAAACCGATGCTTCCCGTAGCACTGGGTTTGAATGAGCCAATCAGGGGGTGAATTGGCTTTGTTGCTGGTCATGCTGCTTGTCTAGGCGTGCCAAAGCGTGCTGATCGCTGTATTTCTCTGGATACCGCCTTCGCAGCTTGTCGATGTTTGCCTGCGCCACCTTATCCATGGTGGTGCCCAACGCACTGCACGCAAGCGCAATGAACCACAGCAGATCGCCAAGTTCTTCAGTGGCGTTTTCACGGTCAAGTTGCTTGCCGTAGATCAGGTACTTCTTGATGCAGTCAGCGAACTCACCCGCCTCTCCTGAAACTCCAAACGCGGCGTGCGTCAGGTTGAAATTCGTGTCACCGGGCTTAGCGGTGCGCATTGCTTGGTTTTGGTATTGGGTAAAGACGATCATGTTTTATCCAGTAATTCTCGATCCTGGGAATTGCATTCTGATTTTCTCAATCTCCGGGTCAGCAATAGCCCGGTGGTCGGCGGCGGCACTTACCTCCTGCGTGGTGTAAACAGGGAAGTCCGGGTATGGGTGTGTGGCGCCTTGGGCTGCCACTACAAACTTGGCTCCGTTGTCCTTGCGCTGAAACTCAATCCAGCCTTCGCCAGCGTCGATGGCATCGGCATAGGTCACCAAGAATGGCAGGGGGAGGTGCTGGGGGCAGCCAACGCGCTGGACTTCTACTGGAATGCTGGACTCTGGTCCGGCCTTCGCGCATGACCAGCGGGCATCACCGTCGCGCTCTGGGGTAGCGTGCACGCAAGAGCGGCAAGTTACCTGCGGGACGCGGTGGCCATGGCAAACGGCTTGGTGGTCACACCAGTTGCAAAGGTAATACTTCGGGTCTTCGCTAATTTTGGCTGGCGGTGCTGGCAAAAAGATGATGGTTTCAGCTTTTGCAATGGTTTTCTCGAACACCACTTTGTCGAACTCCAGGCGCTCGGTGTAGAGGTCGTCTGTGTCCTTGTTGACGGCGAGATACAGCGCACGCTCCAGGCCTGCCCAGCCCATATAGGTGTTCATCTGAATCCAGTGCTCTGGCTTGGCCTTCTTCACTCCGTCTTTCTTGAGCTTGGCAAACGACTTGTCCGAATGGGTCTTCATTTCGACCAAGTGAGGCTTGCCGCCACCGGTAGGAATGCCTTTGGCAACGGCGTCAAGATTGCCGCGCATGTGGCCATACACATCGGAGTAGGAGAACTGCTTACCGGTGGCAGGGTCGCACTCCCATACAGTGCACCCGATGCTGCGCAGATCGTCGCAAAAACGCGGCTCGGCCAAGTGCCCGGTCTGGAACAAGCGGTACATGCGACCGTTGAACTGTGTGGGGCTGGCCAAGTGGAAGCCGTACCAGAGCGCGCGCCAGCATTCTTTGCCGATTGCAGATCCACCCATGTAGGTTCTGGCCAGTTCCGCATCGCCGCGCTTTTTGTATTGCTCAAAGATGGCGGCTGCAATGGGGTCGGTTGCTGCGGATATGTCAGCCATTGAACTTCTCCGGGTGATAGTGGTTGCGCAAGAAGTCTTCTGTGGTGAGCGTCTCGCGCTTGAAGTTGCAAATCTCAATCATGATTGCGGTGCTAACCTCGCGCACGAATATAGGCTGTGACTCTTTTGGCAACCCAAGTGCAACTAGCGCAATACCTCGTCCAAGCGCACGAATCAGCTTTCCAAGCTCACGCAAGTTACTTTTGAAATCCGGTTGTTCAATAGTTGCGTGCTTGACCATTGCACGCACCTGTTCTTCGTAATCCATAAATCAGTCCTTCAGTGTTAGGTGCCTGTCTCTCCAGGCTGTCACGTCATAGGCACCCGACGTTGGGGCGATCACCGGTCAGGATGCCGGTGCCTTACTGGCAACTCTCGCAAGTACCTTCACCCGACAAGTCGCAGGCTTTGCCAAGTGGGAAGTCGTCGTCTACGGGCTCGGCCAGCTTGGTGCGCAGCACATAGCCCTCCAAGAGCCACAACTGCTTCACCGCCTTGGCCGCTGCATCGCTCACAGCTATGCGGTCGCCAATTTCCTTGTCGTAATTAGCCAAAGAAACGCAGGCAGAATGGCCGGTAGCAAGGTAGAACTCGCCATCAAGGAACGCATGGCAGAAGGTGCTGGTGTGGTGATACTCAAACTTGTATTCCACCCGTGCCAGCAATGCGTCGATCTGTTTGGGTGTCACACGCGGTGCGGTTTTGCCCTTGGCCACAATCTCGGACTCGATTTGTGCGTCGGTCGTCATACCAAAACCCTCCAATCTTCGGCCAGCATGTCCGTCTGGCTTGCCAGCCACGGGACAATCGCTCCAGGAGTGTTGGCCGAATCCATCGGATAGACCATCACGATGTATGGAAGCGTGCTGACTTCGCCAATGCTTATTTCAAATGCCCCGCCTTTGCCCACTAATCCCAGCTTCAAGCCCTTGCCGTTCCAGCCTGCGCGCTGGGCGAAGTAGCCCTTCTTCATAGCTTCCAGCGCCAGCCCGAAGGTCATATCGCCATAGGCGCGATATGCGTTGTCGAACTGTTCCTTTGGGGACCAGCTAACGTAGCCACTGCGCCCGGGCACGTTGGGCTTGCCGCCGTCTGTGTACTCGACCAAGTAGCCTTCGTCGTCGCCGTTCTCGTCAGCGGGCAGAACCCACCCGCGAAACTCGTTGTAGGCCGCCCGTGTTAAGGGTTCGGCCAACACAATCTTTGTGCCGATGTAGGTTTTCACTGCTTGTCTTCCTTCGCTTCTTCGACTGAAACACCGGAAGAAAGCAAACCGACCAGGGCATCCTGACTGGCCACATCAACGGTGAAGCGGGTTGTTGTTGCGGCTCGCAACGCCTGGGCCTGATTAGCAGCGCGGATAAGGCGCTGCTTCGTTGTTTCGGTGTCGGTCACCACATAGATGCGCGTGGTCATCAGTCCGTACCTCCGACTACTTCTGGTGGAGCATTGCGCGCAGCCTCATCCGCTGCGGCCTTCTCCTGGGCTTTGTTGTGGGCGTTCTCGGCAACTTGCAGTGTTTGCAGAGCATGGGCGCGGAACTGCTCATAGAAGCCGTCCGTTTGCTTGCGCGGTAGCTCTGCCATACCGGACAGAAGTAAGTTCACTTGGTTGAAGTTGAGGGTGAAATTGATCGGGACTTCTGCGGGGTTGAATGCTTGAACAGGTGCGTTCATGGTTGTTCCTTTGGTGGTTGGGGGGTTAGCGGGATGTACGGCCATTGAAGATGCGCTTGCCAGTGCCTTCCTCGATGGCCTTCCACACTGCGCTTGCAGCGTCTTCGACGATCTTGTGCGGGCGTACCAGTTCAAACCACATCGACAACTTGCCGCCTTCTTGGATGCGATAGCGCAGGCGCGCTGTCACGGCATAGCGTTCGCCACCTTCGAGCACGGGAATGCCGATGGTGAATGCCTCTGGGACATTGAGCTTGCCCTTGGCCGCTGTGCCGCTTACCTGTTCCTCGTACACCAGTTCGTTCTGGCCGTTGGACAAGCGCACACCGCTGGCAAAGTTGACTTTCTTCTTTGCCTCCAGGCTGCGGGAGATTTCCAGCATGTCGGCAGCGGGCGGCATGGCAATGTCGGGAAGGTTGTTTTCGATGAACTGCGCAAACGCTTCTTGCGTCATCGTCTTGCCGCTGTTTGCCGTCCATGTCTTCCACTCGATAGACAGCGGGCAGTCATAGGACACGCCATAGTCACCCCACCCTGGTTCGCTGGCATGGTCATTGAACACTGCGCAGAAAGCGGGAGGATTCAATTGCCCGTACAAGCGAGTGGCCGGGGTTGCCTCTGCATTCACATAGGCATTGAAGCTGGCGGCGTCATTCATGTGGACCTTGCCACGCTTGCGCATGGGAGTCTCCAGCATGCGTTCGAGGTTTTCGACGGCATAGCCTTCTGGAGCAACGACGTATGGCACGCCGTCAACAAATTGGAGCCCATGGGCAGCAACGGCTAGTTCTGCGACGGTTTGGTTTTCAGTTGTCATGATGGTATTTCAAGTTGGTTAAGACTTAGGACGCGACATTGCGCAGTTCACCGGTTTCTTTGTCCACGGTGCGCAGGCCTTCGATAGAAAGCTGGCGCGGGTCTTCGCGCGTCAGGTTGTTCTCTGGCGTTGCAAACATGATCGAAGTGCCCTTGTTCTCCTTGGGCAGAGACAACTTGATGTCGTCTATCACTTCAATCTGGCCGCTGTTATTGGTAGGCTTGAGCTTGATGCTCAATGTCAGCGTGCCGGTCTTGCCGGTGGTTGTGACGGCAGCCGTCAACTGATTGATGGCCGTGGTCAGGTCATCGTGCAAAGTGCCATAGCGCAGTTGCTCGACCGTTTGGTTGAATGTCTTTTTGGACATGGTGCTTTCCTTTGGTTGGTGGATTAGGTGGGCGGCGTTGCATCCCCCGGGAGCCCCCAGAGGCGCCGCCCGTTTCAATTACTTAGCTGCCCAAGGTGCTGCGCCACCAGCGGCGGGAGCACTCCAAGGGGCTGCGGCTGGTGCTGGCGCTGCTTGTTGAGGTACGGCAGCAGTAGGCGCATTGGCAGAAGCGCCCCAAGGCTGCGCAACTGGGCCGGTAGGGGCCTGCATCAACCCGCCGGGGGTTGCAGATTCATACTTCTTGATGACGTTGCCTTCGCGCTTGCGCTCGTCAATCTCGACTGCCACCGTAATCAGCAGGGGACGGTTGTGCAGTTCTGCGCTGTCGTTGGGCTTGATGATCCCCACAGCACGGCAGATAGCACCCAGTTCGCGCTGGGCGATGTCCACGGCGGTCTGGTTGCTGTTCACAAGGTTCAGGCGCGCCCAAACCTTGCGGCCTTTGCATGGGCCGTCCATTACCTCAAAAGTGAATTGCAAGAACTGGCCTTGGCCGTTCTTGGTGGGCTTCATTTCTGACGCCGTTGCGATCACCACGTACTGCCCCTCTGGCAGTGCGGTGAATTCCATTTGCTCTGGTACTTGACTAGCGTCGAAGCCATTAAGTGATGCCATTTGTTTCGTTCCTTCAATAGTGAAAAGTTGAGTAAAACTCGATTAAGGTGACGCGGATATACCGCCCGCGTCAAGCGGTTTAGAAAAACTCGATTCTCAGGACGTGACTGAGGGTGCTGTCATTGCGGCAGCCATCGCCTGGGCGAATGCTGGCCAAGACAACGGCGTGTCTGGAATGCCGTAGCGGTTTCCTGCAATGAATGCTGGGTGAGGGTTTAGGTGCAGCTTGCGCGCGCCGTTGCTGATGGCCTTCACATCTTTGTTTAGCTTGTTGGCCGGGTCCACTTGGCGTGTGAATATCTCGTGCTGGGCAAAGCCGATGATGTCTGCCCACTCATTCACCAGGGCAGTCGCGCGCTTGTTCAGCTTCAGCGAGTAAGCGTCGTAGTCGTCGGCAAGGGATGGGTTCTTAACCTTGGTCACTTGCTCGTGGGCAATGCAAACAATGGTCATGGACTTGTGGTTGCGCAGTGCATCCAGGCCCTCGAAAAACTGCTTCCACAGATCGTCGGCAAATATGTAGCCTTTGCCGAACGGTATAGATTCGATGTTCTTGACGTTGTGGTCGGCGCACACCTTGGCCAGAATCAGCGGCTCGAGCCAGTCCAACGAATCCACAAACACCGTCTGGAATTCATGGGCCTCTGTATAGAGTGTGGCCAAGGCTTGCATCACATCGTCGTAACGCTCGGCCTTGGGGAAGGCTGGCACGTCAATGTTGTCCAGGCCTTCTTCGGTGATGATGCCGATAGGGTTCGGTGCACTGGCTGCAAATGTGGATTTGCCGACCTTGGGGGGGCCGTAGATAACGATCTTGGGTGCACGCAGGCGCTTGCCGCGTGTGATGGAGTTGAGGTCGAATGCCATGGGTAGTTCTTTCGTTCGTTCGTTAAATGGAGTCGGTGGTGATGATCCTGCTAGGCTCTACGTTGTGCTCGGGCGCCGTGTCTTCCAGCGTCTGAAACGTCTTTGCGTTGGCAAGTACGCTTTGCAGCAGCACTTGGGCCATTCCGTGGGCGTTGCTTTCGTCGTCAATAGCCTCGCCAAAGTAGGCGCCAATATTGATGGTTCCGTCGGCGTTATCTTCGATGGTGATGGTTGCTTTGGCCATTACATTCCCTCCTTGCTGCCGACGGCTATCATGGCTGACGCAACGACTTCCAAGCACTTAGTCAACGTGTCCAGGCGATTCTCAGGACGTATTCCAGCCAATGCACAACCCAGCAGTTCTGCGCAAACAAAGCACGCAGAAGGTATGCCATCCTTCATTCCGTGCTTTTCTACGAATTTGGTCATGGACTCGCCCATCACATTCAACAGAGCTTTAGTTTCCGCAAAGGCCTGTTCTTCGGTAAGTTGTTGGTGGGCCATTACAGGGCTCCCGCAATGCCAGCACGCAGGATGGCGGCAGTTAGAACACGGTGACGCTTGATCTTCTTGTACTGGCCGCGCACGCCCTTGCATGTGATGGTGCCGGTGATCCAGCCTTTTGGCTTGCCATCATTACCATGCACCGCGCGAGTGGCCGGCACGTTGTACTCACGTTCAGCGCGCGGCTTGAAACCCAATGCCCTGCGCAATGCCTTTGCTTTTACTGCTCTCATACTTCTACTGCTTTCACTTCGATAGCCGTTTTGGCCGGTTTGACTTCAATGGGTAACAGCGCATAGATTGCTGGCTCATTGGCTTGGAGGTACTTCACGCCTTTCTCATCGAGTTCGGGCTTGTACTTAACGGGGTGTAGGTTCGGGTGGATCTGGGCCTTGACGGCTTCCCACTTTTCCCAGTCCATCTTTCGGCTGATCTTTCCGGTAACCGTGACCTTGAAGCCGGTGGCATCAATGGTCTTACTGCCTTCGTCGCGCTTGCCGGTGAGTTCCACGATCTGGTCTTCGATGGCAAGGCGCTCTTTGTTTGCCACGTTTTCGGCCTTCTTGGCGGCCAGCCACTTTGCGGACAGTTCTTCGAGGGTCATGCCACCATCCTCCAGGCACGCGCAGCGGATACGCGCACCGAGTAGCCTAGGCTGCGGTAGAACCGGTACAGCCGAATCAAGATTTTCATTAAATCGCTCCTTCGTTACGGGTTGAGAAAAACTAAACGAGATTGCGACTATATCGAAAATTGAGTAAAACTCAATACGACAAGAAAAAAAATACGGCGAGTTGCTGAGCCGCAACAGGCCGCAAAAAAATTAGTGCAGGACGCGGCGAACTGTGATTTCTGTCACGCGCCCAATGATCTTCACGCCGGTTTCCATCTTGTAGGAGGGGTAGCGCATATCGTCGGCCAGAAGCAATCCGGCGCTGCCTTCGCGCACGTATTTGCGTAGGACTGGATCGGCTGCTTTGCCGATAGAAGCCATGACGATTTGCCCAGGCTCGACATCATGACCCTTGGAAACTACGGCATAGCAACCGGTGGGGCAGGTGCTGGCCAAGGCGTCGCTCGACACCAGTATCGCGGCCGCCGTTTGTGGTGGGTATGCTACTTCTGTTTGAAGCAATTCCGTCGCAGCTTCCCAGTGCCAGCGTACCAGCGACATAGGAGTGACAACCGGCACGGTCCACAGTGGCGGGTCAGTCTTGAATCGCTTTTGAACGGGCATCGTTGACTCGACGCCAAGTAGCCAATCGGTGCTGACGTTAAACCACTTGGCAAGCTCCGCGAGGTCCGTGGCGCTGGGCTCCGTCTTGCCAGACTCCCACAGGTTGATGGCGCTGGGAGACAGGTTCAAGCGCTTGGCCACGTCGCGTTGAGATATGGCTGGCGTGATGGCGTTGCGGGCTGCGCGCAGGCGCTGGGATAGGACTGTCATTCGGCACCTCGTTCGTTCGTTCGCTAACTTCTGACATTACACCCAGATCGAGAAATCAACAACCTTGCTCGTGTTGTTGATTTAAGATAAAGTTAACTTTTTCTCAACGCATATGGGTACAAATGACAAAAGATCAATCACTTAGATCGGATGAACCGGTCGGGTTCACCGTTGAAGGGGTGCTTGGAATGGCTGGTGGCAAGGGTGCAGTAGCGCGCAAGTTGGGTATCTCGGTCCAGACCGTCACCAAGTGGAACCGTCGCATTCCTTCTGCGCATGCCCAAAAGATAGCCATCCTGGCAGGCCTCCCCCTGGCCGTAGTCCGCCCCGACATGGTTCAGCACAAGGAGTAGCGATGTCAGAAAAAATCCCAACAGTCGCGGGTGCGCGCATTGTTGAGTTCAAGGGCAAATACTCTGCCAAGAACCTTACCCCCGTGCGCCGTGGCGCAGATGACCACTTAAAGATTCCCAGTCTGATTGGCGGCAAGCGCGTCTATCGCAAGGATGCCAATGCGCAAACGCTCTAAGTATCGTCCCAAGGGGGTGAGGTTGGACGCGGTGAACTGGGTAGTTACTGGGCTCAAGCCAATGCGCAGCGTCAAGGACGAGCACATGCTGTTGGTTTCCAAGAACCATTCGGCAATGACTGAGGTTGTGCAGGGCAGGGGAACGCGCGATCACATCGACATTCTGATCGCCGCGCTCAATATCACCGAAGCTCTTTACCGAGTGCGTGCGGATCTGGGCAAGGATTGGGCTGACGAGATAAGGCAGGCGCATGACGCACTGTTGCACATGACGCGCCGGGGGGTAGAGCGAGGAAACCGTTTCGTATTCACCGGGCCAGAAATGCAGGCCGTCAATCTTGCGCTTGGCATCCATGACGAGCAGTTAAACCAATGCACCATAGCCGAACTTGAGTCGGCCATCGAACTGGTGCGCATCGAAATCAAATCAAAACGTGCTCGGGTGATCGAGCGTGCGGAGGCGTAGCCATGTGGTTATTGATCGGGCTGGGAATAGGTGTGCTTGCTGGGGTGGTGCTGATTAGCCTTGCTCACATGGCCAGACATCCGTCCGAGAAGGGTAGCGAGTGCAGTGGCAACTGCAATCAGGGGCGCAACTGCAATTGCAGTGAAAAATAAAAGTAGGTTGCATGACAGAAGTAAAGACGGAATCAGTATTCCAGCAGTTCGCATGGAAGTTCATAGAGCGCGGTATCAGCGTGGTGCCAATCGCTCCAGGCAGCAAAAAGCCCGGAGCATGGTCACAAGAACACGGCTGGCGCGGCATGGGAGACTGGACGCGCTTTGCAAAGCGTTTGCCTACCGAGATTGAGTTAGAGCACTGGTACACATGGCCCGATGCGGGCATTGGCGTCGTGCTTGGCGAGGTGTCGAACCTGACGTGCTTGGACAAGGACTATGACATCCCAAACGGCGGCAATGACGCGCTCCAGGCCATCATTCCGTTTAGCCCCATAGCCAAGAAAGGGGAGAAGGGCTGGACCCGTTTCTACCAGTACAACGGCGAGCGGTCATGCAGCTTTGATGTGGGTGGGGCCCGAGTGCTCGATGTCCTGGCCGAAGGTCGTCAGACGGTGATCCCGCCAACGACACACCCAAGCGGGTGCAGCTATGTGTGGATCACTGAGGAATCACTTGATTCGATTCTGACCACCAATGAACTGCCGAAATTGCCGGCCGACTTTCTGGATCAGGTGGCGCGCGTGCTGGAGCCGTACCAGACAGAGCCCGACATCAAGCACCAGAAGAAGACGCACACGCCAAAAGAAGATGGCGACAAGATCAATACCGATCTGTCTATCCAGGCTGAATACTTCCGCGACTTGAATAAGGCAGCACTCAACCGCCTTGATGACTGGGTGACAAAGCTCATTCCCACGGCCAAACCCCATAACGATGGGTATCGGTGCATTGCGACGTGGCGCGGCGTCAAGAATCCGAATGTTGGCATCAACCCGCAGGGCATTCGCGATTGGGGTGGCGGGTATGGCATGACGCCAATCGACATCATCATGTTCGCCAATGGGCTGACGTTCCAGAAGGCCGCAGAAGTTTTGCGCTCATGCTTGGCGCTCAATGAACCGGCTCCAATCACACTGACAGTCGGTGGAGCAAAGCCGGTTCAGCTAACCCCCCCAGTAGCACCACTCCCAACACCACCGGTAACACTGCCCTGGCTCAAGCCTGCCGCACCGGTTGCTCCGGTGATGCTCCCGCCACAAACAAGCATTGACCCGGCTCCTGCCATTCCGGCATTCATTGCCAATCCACCCGGCATCCTGGGCGACATTTCGCGCTGGATCACGGCTACGGCGCCTAAGCAACAGCCCGAATTGAGCGTGGCAGCTGCCATTGCACTGGGCTCGGTCATCATGGGGCGCACGTATCGCAGCCAGTACGGCAACTTCACCAGCCTCTATATGGTCATGGTGGCCAAGTCCACCGAAGGTAAGGAGCACCCGCAAGGCTGCTGCGAGAAGATCCTCACGGCGGCTGACCTGGGCAAGCTCATTGGCGGCTCGGGCTACACGTCGGCCGGCGCGGTGTTTAGCGCGTTGCTCGATAGTCCTTCCCACTTGGCCACCATCGACGAGCTAGGCAAGTTGCTCAAGATGTCCCGGGCCAACGGTCAGGCCCATTCTGAGGCGGCCATTGACAAGCTGATTGAGGCATTCGGGCGGCTCGATGGCGTGATGCGCCCGCCGACCTATTCAAAGATGACGCTCTCCAAGAGCCAGACCACCAACATCGAGCGCGTGGTGCACAACCCGGCCATTTCGTTGCTGGGCGCCACAACCCCCGGCACGTTCTACGCGGCATTGACAACCGACTTGGTGCAGGACGGTTTCTTGGGCCGGTGCATTGTGGTCGAATCCAAGCAGCCGCGCCAGTTGACCCGCTTTGTGGACCGAACGGAGCCGCCACCCCGGATTGTGGAGTGGTGCAAGGCGGTGCACACGTCTGGGGCTGTGCAGGGTAATCTGGCCGACGTGAACCCAGCCGAAATGCCCGCCACCATCATCGCACTTGAGTTCGATGAGTCGTGCATGCCGATGATGCTGGCGCTCGAATCCGAACTCAATGATGAGAAGGAGGCCGCAGAAGGCGAGGGGCTGGACGTGATCTTGGGCCGAACCATGGAGAAGTCCATGCGTCTGGCCATGATCGTGGCCAAGGCATCCGACCCGCATGCACGCAAGGTGCTTCCGTCCCACCTCGAATGGGCCATCCAGTACGTGCGTCACTACGACATTGAACTGATACGCTCGGTGCGGCGTGAGCGCGTTGACAGCCAGACCGATGCCGACATCAAGAAGGCAATCAAGTACATCAAGGCTGCTAAGAAGTATGCGAAGGACGCCCGGTTTGGCAGCATCTGCGCCCAGGGTGGCATGCCGCACTCAAAATTGCTCAAGCTCATGGCCATGTCGGCGCGTCAGTTCAAGGAGCTTATGGAGACTGCCGCCGAAGCCAATGTGATAGGGGTGTCGCCTGGGACGATGTGGAACTATGCGGGGAATGTGTACTTCCCTATGGACGAATGAGAAAGGGGCCAATCGGCCCCTTTTTTATTCATCCTGATTTGCAGCATGTTCTAGCGCATGGGCCAGTGGTTCAATTAACCTGCATATTGCGCTGTGGCTTACTGACATTAAGACAAGGAGTGCGTTGAGTGCCTCCGATACGTTTTCTATTGTGTCCTTGGTCGTTTCTCCGATAAGCGGATTCTTGTTATTGGGCATATTCGCGATTTCCTCTCTTTACTGCGTTGATATTGTTTTTGTCCCTTTTGAGACAGAGAATATGATCCGCAATTTCAACTTACTCAAAATCACAATGAAACAGATCATTCCATTGTTGATTGCTTGCGCGATCTTTTTTGCATGGCTATTCCGCTGGGACATGGCTACCGTTTCCAATGGATCTGATAGGTGGGGCGGGGCATACTTGTTAGATAGGTGGACCGGAGCCGCTTTTGTGCTTCATGGTGCAAACAAAATTGAAGTCAAACCTGAGAAGTAGTTTTCTTCCGTGGGCGCTTAACCCCAACTGGGTAGGGTCGCCTGTTCTTTACGCCCTTTGGCCTGCCTCGGCCTCTGTTTGGCACTGGCTTTGGCTTTCGCGGTCGCCCTGGCGTTCCAATCGAGGGGGCAATGACATAACCACGGTCGATAAGCCACTGGCCTCCGTGCTTCATCACCGGGAAAATAGCCTCATTGCGGCACATTCTGGCTATTGACTGGCGGCTAAGACCCTCACGTTCGGCAACTTGGGCGCAGGTAAAGTAAGCAGATAGGTTAGAAAACATCATTTTGTTGGGAATATCCATGCGGCAGCCGGATCTGGCCGAAGGTTGCGAAGCCGGCGCCTTACTCTGCGCTTGGCCAGCAGATCCCCGTGCCGGTCGGGGTCAGATTTCAGGCGGTTCCAGGCCCGTTGGTAGACAACTTCATCGGTGTCGGCTTCTGGCTTGGGTGCGTCAGGCCGGCGCCCTGGCGCGTAAACTGGGACGGCGTGGCGCTTGGCCCTTTGGGCTATGTGCTTCTCCCAGCGCAGGATGTAGATGCGCCGATTCTGGTGCAGGTGTTTGACATAGGTAAGTGTCCAGCGCCTAGACATTGGAATAAGCTCGGCCAAGTCGTGTGTGTGCATGGGCACAACACGCAACAGACTCAGAATCAGGTCGATCTTCCTCTTTGCCTCGGTCTTGGTGAATTTCATTTCGGCCATCAGGATTTCGCTTGCAGGGCTGCACGGGCAACCATGGCGGCGTGAGGCTCATCCATGTGGCCGCCTACATCGCCATCGCGCCAAGCGCACAGTTCATTTAGTGCGGTTTGCAGTCGCTTGTTCTCTGCCAACGCAGCTTCATACCCCTCAAAGCATTTGTTAATCGTTGCAGCAAGGGAGTCTCCCCCGACCAGCACTGATTTGGTATTGCCCCAGAACCCACCGACTTCCACAACAAATTCGGCAAGCTGTTTGTTCTCTGCCTGTGCTTCAGCGAGTTGGCGCTTGTACATTTCGATGTCGTCTAGCGCAGCTTGCAGCCACTCATGTTGCTCTGCTTCTCGCTTTGCAAGGATGGCGTCTTTTTGTGCTTTCAGGAAGTCGTAGGTGTCAGTCATTGTTTACTTTCAATAATGTTCGTGCAGCGTCAGCTACTCGGCCAAGCGGGTACGCTTCCACAACTTGCATTAACACCTCACGCATCGTTTCATTCTCTTGGCGTAGTGCTGCGAGTGCGGAGGCGGGGTCACTGTAAAGCTGATTTAACGCATCAGCCATCATCTGTCCTATTTCGTCTTGAAGCTCTGCTCCGTTTGGTAAATACCCAAGCCGACCCCAACCACGCACCCGCGCTGCAACTGCACCTTTTACGCCGAGTTCATCTTCTCCAAGACAACCTTTATCCGCGACCATCAGGTTTTGGCTGTCGTATATGTATCCGTACTTGTAGGTGAACGGAGGCGTGTAGACAGCCATTGCCGCCTTGCGCTTACTGCCGAATGGAGGGGGCGGCGGCTCCACATCCACCTTGGTCAGTCGCTCAGGCGGCATCAAAACCGCCTCAAGGTCGGCGCGCATCATGTCGCTGGCCGCATAGCCCGCAGGTTGCCCGGTTTGAGCGAAGGTTATTAGTCGGGTTATGTGTGCAGGGATCATTTCCACACCATCCATCAAACACCGCCGACCGCTGCTATGGCAGCCACGACAAAAACTATGATCCAAAAAGCAAAGGCCATGTCTTGCAGCCAGTCCCAATCCTCATTCATTGCATACTCCTTGATGGCGCTTGAAGCGCGTTTGTTTAATAGGGCAGTCCTCGCAGGCTGAGTTAATGCACACGCCCGCGCGGACCAACTTGGCGGGCTGGCCAGAGTGGTATAGGTAGCTGGCCATGGCCACCAGGGAGAAGAACCCCACCAGGGCGAGGCCTCGCACGATGAAGCGGCCAACGACAAACAAGCCGTCGAGAAGTACGGCGCGGTTCATGCCGCACCTTCCTCACCGAGAACGATCACGAATGCCCGACCGCATTGAGGGACACCGGACAGATCCGCATCCAGCGTAAGCAGGTACTGGGTATCGACACCGCCGCATGCTTCATCTTCAAAGGTGTCTTCGACCACCACCGGTAAGTGCCCTGGCACACCGGCCAGCTTTATGCGCAGTTCGTCTACGGTCATTGGCGGGCCTCCAGCATGGCGTCGGCGTAGTCATAAGCGGTCATCGCCATGACCGTGATCATTTCTGCTGTGTGCTGTTCATGAACCAGCGCCTGCATCGCCTTGGCCGCGAAGTAATCGCGCAGCGAAAGCCCCGCGAACTGCTGGCTTGCCCCCGGGGGCAGAATGCCGGTGTCAAAGAATCCCGGCTGACGGGTACCGGTCTTGTTGTGGTACTCGAATGGGAACGCCGGTCCACCTGTATCTATTTTCTTACTCATTTAATGCTCCTTAGTTGATAAAAACTCACTCACTTGCACAAATCAACGGCTGGCCAACCACTGACCACGGCGGTTGAACACGTTGGCCCGCCCCTCCGAGTAGCACGCCATCCACTCCAGCGCCTCGGAAAACGTCCAGGCGCGGTGCCGGTACACGTCACCATCCCAGAACACCACCACGGTGTAGGGCTTGAGGAAGTTCAGGAGGGAGGTCATACGGGTTCTCCTTTGTCGTCCTTGTGTGCCAAATAGATGTAGTCATCCACCAGCAGCACGGCAGCCCCAGGCGTGCGCTCCATGTAGGCGTTGGCTGCCTTGGTGCCGTTGTCGGTGTTTTGGAATGTGGCCATGCACTTGAACCGGCGCCCGGCCAGCATGACCATGGGCTGGCGATAGTTCACACCGGGCAGGCCGTAGAGGGCGCGCATTTCGTCCTCACTCTCCCGACCAGATTGCTCGGCCACGCACGATGGGCAGATCCCATAGCCCGTGTCGCGGTTCCAGTGTTGCTCCCACCGGCCTGCACCTGCTCCACATACGCAGCATTCAAGGTTGTGCGCGCTCATACCACCACCCCCTCAAACTCACCCAGGCTAGGCACGCCTTCCAAGAACCAAGCAGCCAGCCGCTTTGCTTCGGCCATATCCAGCACGGGGAATCGGGTTTCCTCGAAGTCTTCCGGCTCGGGCGCCAGATCGTCTTGTTCGTAGTCCATGCCGTCCTCCTTAGCCGTAAATGACGTGTGCATGGCCATCCTCGAAGGCTTCCAAGGCGCGGTCGTGGAATTCGGACTCGAATGCGTCCGAAGGGCGCTGAATCCAGTGGCGCACCGGACCCTCGGCCCAGTCGTAGTCGCGCTCCACGGCCTCATCCAGTGCCGCAACGGTCGCCTCGACCAGACGCATAGACGTGCCCTCCACGCAATCGCAGTCACGCTCCCACTTGCATAAAGCCACAACCGGCGTGCCGGCCGGTATGTCGCCGTAGTACCCAGCAACCGCCAAAGGCTCGGCACAGTCCCGAATGCTGGCCACCCATTCCTGGCGGGCCAAGCGGCGCCGGGTAGTGCGGGCCAGCAGGCCATATTCGCGCTCGATATTGGCCAGTGTCCAAAGGCGCAGACCCTCGCGCACGTAGGTCCGGGTCAGCTCTTGGAGGTTTTCGTTTACGGTTTTCATTTCGTTCGTTCCTTCGCTCGGTATCGGGACAATCCCCGCGTGTGGGCCCAGCAGACCCACACACTGGTGCTGTCAGGACACTTCCTCGCACAGCTTGTCGGTGTAGGCGTCCATGGCTTCCATCACATCGGCCCAGCCATCGCCCACAGACCAGTCGGCAATCGCGTCCCAGCCGTCGTTGCCCAGGACGATCACGGCGCAGTGAGTTGCCTTGTGGTCGGCGTGCTTGAAGCGCATGACCGACTCATCCACAGCAAAGACCGCATCCATGGCTTCGGCCTCGCCATCGCACCGCACCCGTTCCTCTCCGTCGTCCACGGCCACGCAAGTCCAGCCGTGCTCCTTGGCCACCCGGATCAGCTTGCGCACTACGCGGCGCTCAAGTTCCATTCGTTTTTCGAGGGTCATTTTTCGCTCCTTCAATCGTTCGTTCAGTCCGTCAAAATCGACGTAATTAAATTATAGTTGAGAATAGCTCAACGCGGCGATGAATATTTAAGTTAAATCGTCTTTTTTTGCCAACAGACCCAAAGTTCCGAAAGTTCTGGAAAGTTCTGGAAATTCCAGAACAAGTTATCCACAGCCTGTATGAAGGTAAGTTATTGATTTATATATATCTTTTTATTTTTTTCTATACCCATACACCCCCAAGTTCCCGAGTTCCGACACCCCCACCCTTATTTCACAATTCATAGCCACCTAGATAGAAATAATGGGAACTGCCGGAACTTCGGAACTTGGGACAAGAATGGCTCAACCATGCGGGTTGCAAGCCCGTTTTGTGTTCTAGAACTTTGCCCGGAACTCGGAACTTTCGGAATTTGGACCCCGATCAACCATGCGCCCGAAAAAGACTGGATAGGCAAACAGCAGTTGAGTATGGCTCAACGGCGCACGTAAAATCGAGGGATGGCAACAGCACCCAGAAACAGAGGCGAGGAAATCGAGCAGGCTCGGCTCATTAAGTGGTCCCACAAGGTCGCTGTGCGTGAGCTCATGCCTGAACTGGCTTGGCTGCATCACTCTCCGAACGGCGGCAAGCGTGATGCCCTGGCAGGCGCTCAGATGCGTGCGTTGGGCGTCAAACGCGGCTTCCCTGACCTGATATTGCCGGTCGCAAACCCGCACAAGGCCGGCATCGTGATCGAAATGAAGTCGGCCACCGGCTCGACCAGTTCAGAGCAAAAAGAGTGGTTAGCCCACTTTGAGCGCCAAAACTGGGAAATCCGGGTCGCCAGATCGGCCCAGGAGGCGCGATCGCACCTCTGCCAATACCTTGGCATCACCCCAGATTCGGCGCCTGCCCTGGAATCAGCCTAATTGATGGCCAGCAACCGCGCCCTCAAACGCCAACAGGCACAGACCTATCGCATGCGCGTTCTCACCGTCATCGACGCATCCAGCACCTATCTATCAGGCCAGCAGATCGCGCAGCTTACCGGCCTGACCTACCGCCAAACAATCGACGCCCTCAACGCCCTCAACAACATGGCCAAGGTCGCGCGCACTGGCCGCAAGTTCACAGCACGTTGGGGACGAATACCCGAAGCACTGGATGAAAGCCCAGTAATCGCCCTAGAAAAAGCCTTCCGAGGATTCTTCAAATGACCGAAATGCCGCCTGGATACACCGTCACCGTAGAGCACCCAAACATGCCGCCCCTGGCAGTCTTGGACCACCCGCTATTTCCCGTGTTTGTGGCTGCCATCGAGCAAGCCATGTACGGCAAGGGCGAGCGCCACGGCGGCGCCACAACGCCGTTCCTTGAGCAGCCCTGGGTTCACTACGTGACGATGCACGGACGAGGCTTTGCGACCGGCCAAGCAGCCAAGAAGCTAGAAGAAGCGGCCAGCACCCGCGAAGGCAAGGCGTTTGAGCAGGAAGTCCTGGGCGCAATCGTCTACTCAGGCATGGCAATTCTGAAAGAGCAGGGTCACGTATAGCGTCGAATTCCAGCTATGCCCGCAAACTTGAGAAAATATCAACGCACTGGATGCCCTACGTGACTTCCTCAAACTTTGTCCATTTCGACGGTGAAGAAACGCACCCAATAACGACGCTGGATCAGCGCCAGACGCCCAACAGACGCGCCACAGACACCAACATCGAAATAATCGCGCACAAAACAACCCGGATGGCCACTGAATTCACTGAATTCAAGAACGAGGTCCATAAATCACTCGACCGTCTGGAACGATCAATAACGTACAACCACGCAACACAGACCGAATCTATTGAACGAGCGACCAAAGCAGCAGAACAAGCGAAGGACAGTGTGAAGGAAGCAGTGACCGAAGCTATGTCGGCCGCCTACCCAGATGGCGATCCTGATGGACACCGCCGTTATCACGAGGCATCTATCCGCAAAGCCGAGGAAAGCGCTCAATTCTGGGCCAAGATGAAGCTAGAACTGACCAAATACGGTCTATTCGGCTTCATCGGCTGGGCCACATACGCGCTTTGGCAATCATTCCTGCAAGGCCCGCACAAATGACGCCCCTATCAGCCCACTTTTCCCTGGAAGAAGCTATCGCTTCGCAGACCGCATCGCGCCTTGGCATCAACAACGACCCGCCGCTTGAGGTGTTCCAGGCCATGAAGAAGGCTGCACTGAGCCTTGAACTCATCCGCATGGAACTAAACTCCAACGCCATCCACGTCAGTAGCTGGTATCGCTGCCCTGAACTGAACAAGGCCGTGGGCTCTAAGCCAACGTCCGACCACCTCACAGGCTTTGCCATCGACTTCACCTGCCCGACCTACGGCAATGTGGACGCCGTTATCCGCGCCATTCTGCGCTCCAAAGTCCCGTTCAAGCAGGTGATCCGAGAGTTTGCCAACAACGGAGCAGGCTGGGTGCACGTAGCATTCAACGGAGACCAGCGTCAGGCACTCATCATCGACGACCAAAGCACGAGGGCTTACGCATGATCCGATCTGCCATTGAAACATCTGGCGGTCGTCGCTTCATCCTGGCCGTTGGCGCAGGAGTTACGTGCACCGTCCTTGTCTGGTTCGGAAAGATCACGCCAGAAGTGTTCCAGTGGACGGTACTCGGCACGGTCGCAGCCTACATCACCGGCAACACGCTCCAGAAAGTGAAGGCACCCAATGCTCCTACTCCTTGAACTGGTGCCCAAATGGGTGTGGCTGGCACTCATCGCCGCTCTATCTGCCACGTCCTGCACGCTCAAGCTAAAGAACGGCGAGCTAACCATCGAAATCGAAAAGGGTAAGACCTATGTCGCACAACTCGAATCAAACATCGCCAAAGCAAACGCAGATGCCGCTACCAAGAGCGCTGAAATGGGCGCAAAGGCGCGAGAGGCAGAGCAAGCAAGAGTCGCGCGAGAGCAGGCCATCCTGGCTGATGCCGATGGCGCTAAGTCTGAGCTTGAGCGGCTGCGGGCTGTTGTCGCGTCAACCAGATCCGCCTACGCCTTGCGTGCCCCCGCAGGTGCCCTCGCCACCAGCCTTGACTACCCAGATCCCTTCCCAGACTTATTCCTCGCGTGCACAGAGCGATATATCGACATGGCGCGAATCGCTGACGGTCACGCCAACGACGCCAAAACCTTGATCGACGCATGGCCCAAGTAACTCCTGACAAGCCAAAGAAGCCCAGAGCCCCAAGGAAACCACTCAAGCAGCTAGGAAGCGCAGTGGTATTGGAGACTGGGCTGACAGTCTCGCAGGAAGCGTATTGCAGGGCCCGGGCAATGGGCATGAACTGCAAAGAGGCCGTGTTTTCCATTGGCTCTCCTGTCAGTGCCTACACCGCAGGTCGGTGGGAGCGTGATGTTAAGCAGGTGCGTGACCGCATTTCAGAACTGTCAGCAATGGCCACAGAGAGCGCCATCCTCAAGACTGGCCTGAACCGTGAGTGGGTTATCTCACGCCTGATGACAGTGGCAGAACGATGCATGCAGGCCGAACCAGTGCTCGACCGCAAGGGAGAACCCACCGGAGAGTACCAATTTGATTCTGCGGGAGCCAACACCGCCCTGAAATTGCTGGGCGACACCATGGGACTGTTCAAGCCAGTAGAAAAGAAGCCGGAAGATGAATATGCAAACCTCAGTGACGAAGACATTACCCGCATCGTTGCAGAGCTTGCCTCCCAAACTGGCCTTATTGAAATTGGCACAGGAACTCAAACGCCGGCAGGATCGCAACAAGTTATCGAGGTACAAGCCGTATCCCAGGCAAATTGAGTTCCACAACCGTGGAGCCACCTACCGCGAACGCCTTTTCCGCGCGGGCAACCAGCTTGGAAAAACGTGGAGTTCAGCCTACGAAATTGCCTACCACCTGACCGGCCTCTACCCTGATTGGTGGCAGGGCAAGCGCTGGAGCAGGGGAGTTACCGGCTGGGCCCTTGGTGAATCCATGGAGTCCACCCGCGACACCATGCAACGCTTGATCCTTGGCCGCCCTGGAGAATGGGGCACAGGCACGATCCCCAAGGATCTGATGATCGGTGAGCCCAAGCGCGCCCAAGGCATTGCCGATTCGGTTGACTGCGTGTTCGTGCGCCACGTATCTGGAGGTGTTTCGCGCCTTTACTTTAAGTCGTATGAAAAAGGCAGGTCCAAGCTCCAAGGAGAAACGCTGGACTTTGCGGCACTGGACGAAGAACCGCCCATCGACATCTACACCGAGGTTCTGACCCGCACCAACGCCACCAAGGGAATTGTCTGGATCACCTTCACGCCACTATTAGGTATGTCGGAGGTCGTGCGCCTGTTCCTGCAAAACCCAACGCCAGACCGGTCAGACACCAACATGACCATTGATGACGTTGGCCACTACACCCAGGAAGAACGCGATCGCATTGTGGCCAGCTACCCAGAGCACGAGCGTGAAGCCCGGGCAAAGGGCATTCCTATTCTTGGCTCCGGTCGCGTGTTCCCAATTGCCGAATCGGCCATCACGGTCGAGCCATTCCAGATCCCAGACCACTGGCCGGTCATTTGCGGTGTTGACTTCGGTATCGACCACCCAAGCGCCGGAGCATGGCTGGCCTGGGACCGGGACAACGACATCGTTTATGTGTACGACGGCTACCGCGAAAGCAACAAGACACCGGCCGAACTGGTGCCGCTTATCCTGCAACGCGGTCCATGGGTACCAGTGTCCTGGCCAGCAGACGGTTTGCAGCGCTCCAAGGGTGACGGCATCCAGTTGGCAGACCAATACCGCACGCACGGCGCCAACATGCTGCACGAATACGCCCAACTTCCAGAAACTGGTGACGAGGAAGGCAAGAAAACCAGCCGGGTGAGCGTTGAGGCCGGTGTGATGTCCATGTACGACGACATGAAGAAGGGCAAATTCAAGGTTTTCTCAAGCGTGACCATGTTTTTTGAGGAATTTAGGCTCTACCACAGAAAAGACGGCCAGATCGTGAAGCTGCAAGACGACTTTTTGAGCGCCACTCGCTACGCCTACGTCATGAAACGCTATGCGTCAGTGCCACCAGACCCACACAGGTCGATCATCCAGCGTGAGCGCGAATACGACTGGCGTGCAGGTTGAGGAAAACCAAACGCACAGGGTCGAATTGATCTAGGCGCAACACAATACCCCTGGCGAAAAGCATCAAACCGGACGACTTCATGGCCATTGGCGACATTCAACTGACCAATTCAGCAATCCCGCAGGACGAGAGTTTCGCGGCTAATGCTGGCGGGCCAACGATGGCCAAACGCTTCCAATCTGACCAAAAACCGCGCGGCAATGTGGTCATTGGCGAGGCTCCAACTAACGATTCGGCTTCCGTCTTTGCTGACGACCTAGCAGATTCGGCCCTTGAAAGAGGGCAAGTGGAAATGTTCCTGCGGGAAATCAAGCACCAGCCCCACTGGAGGCGTGAAGCAGACCGCGCAGCCGACTATTACGACGGCAACCAGCTTTCACCAGAAACAGTCGAGAAACTGAAAGAGCGTGGCCAGCCCCCGCTCATCACCAACATCATCAAGCCCACCATCGACACGGTGCTGGGCCTGGAAGCCAAGAGTCGATCTGACTGGCGCGTGCGCCCAGAGGACGATGAGGAATGTGACGACGATCTTGCAGAAGGCCTATCGGTCAAACTAAAACATGCTGAAATTGAAAGCCGCGCTGATCGCGCTGTCTCTGACGCTTACGCTGCGCAAATCAAAGCCGGACTTGGCTGGGTTGAAGTAGCCCGTGAGCACGACCCATTCAAGTGCCCGTACCGCGTCAAGTACGTGCACCGCCGTGAAATCTTCTGGGACTGGCGGGCAGAACAACCAGATCTATCGGACGCGCGCTACCTGATTCGTCGCCGCTGGCTTGAGCTTGAGCACGCCATTGCGCTCATGCCCCAGTACGCGACCCTATTCCGCATGACAACAGGCGGCTGGGCTGGGTTTGACCCGCTCATTGAGCAGGACAGTCGTTTGGTTCAAAGCTGGGAAGTGGAGCGCGACACCCGCATTGCAGCGGTGGACTGGCGCGACATCCAGCGTATGCGCATTTGCCTGTACGAAATCTGGTATCGCAAGTGGGTGCGCGGCTACACCATGACGCTGCCAAACGGCACGGTGATGGAAGCGGACTTCAACAACCCGCGCCACAACGAAGCCATCGTGTCTGGCATTGCCCAGATCAAGCAGGCAACTTTCCAGAAGGTGCGCTTGGCTTGGTACACCGGCCCGCACTTCCTCTATGACGTGCCCAGCCCCTACAAGCACAACCAGTTCCCGTATGTGCCGTTCTTCGGCCACCGCGAAGACCTGACCAATGTGCCCTATGGCTTGATCCGCTCGATGGTCAGCCCCCAGGATGAGGTCAACGCACGCAAGTCCAAGATGCTTTGGTCGCTCAACAGCCGCCGTGTGGTGGCCGACAGCGATGCTGTGCTGGACCACAACAAGGCAGCTTCTGAGGTCGCACGGCCTGACGCCTATGTGATCCTCAACGCCAACCGCAAGCCAACGAGCGCATTCCGGGTTGATCCAGGCGGTGAGCTTGCTACCCAGCAGTTCCAAGTCATGCAGGAGGCCAAGCAAGAGATTGCAGAGGCTTCTGGCATCCACAAGTCAATGCAGGGTCAGCAGTCCGGTGCGACATCGGGCATTGCCATCAATGGCCTGATAGAGCAGGGCATGAACACCCTGGCCGAGATTAACGACAACTTCCGCTATGCCCGCCGATTGGTGGGTGAAATGCTGTTCGAGTTGGTCAAGCAAAACCTCATGCAAGGCCCAAGCAAAGTCACCATCGGTGAAGGCCAGCAAAAGAAAATTATCCCGCTGAATACACCGACCATCGACCCACAGACGGGGCAGCCGGTCATGCTCAACGATGTGGCCAAGGTCAAAGCCAAGATCGTGCTCGACGACATTCCATCGACGCCGACCTACCGCCAGCAGACCTTGCAGATGCTGACCGAAATCACCAAGTCGCTGCCACCTCAGTTGCAGGGCTTCATCATCGACTTTGTGATCGAAGCCACTGACTTGCCCAAGCGTCACCAGTTGGCAGACCGGCTGCGCGCTGCCGTTGGTATCCAAGACCCAGAGCAGCAAAAGGCCGCAGCACAGCAGCAGCAAGCCATGCAGCAAGAGGAAATGCAACTCAATCGCCAAGAGCGCATGGCCAAGGTTCAAGAAACCAATGCCAAGGCAGCCAAGCTCATGGCCGATGCGCAGCAAGTGGCTCACGGGCTCCAGAACGGCGGGCAGATGGCAGAAATGCAGGCCCAATTCGAGCAGCAAATGCGCCCGCTGATGGACAAAATCAGCCAGTTGCAGACCGAACTTGCAAACCGGCAGGCAGAGATTCAGACCAAGTACGCAGCAGACATTGAAAAAGCAAAGCTCGATGCCGCTGCCAAGGTGGAAGCAGAGCGTGCAAAGGGCGCCAGCATGCAGATGTTGCAGCCGCTTTTCGACGGACTCACCCAGATCCAGCACGAGCTAGATCTGATGAAGCAGTCCGAGCAGGCCAACTTAAAGGCGCTCCAGTCTGAAATCGAGCAGGTGCGCAAGGTTGCTGAGACAGATCCTGAGCCAGCCCCATCGCCTGAGCCAAAGGAAGACGCTGGTATGGCCCAGGTGCTTGCAACCCTGGCACAGACCCAGGCAACGCTGGCCCAGGTCATGAGCGCGCCGCGTCAGACAAAGATTGTTGAAGACGCAAACGGTCGGGCAGTTGGCTCAGTCTCTGAAATACAGAAGCCATCCAGCAGTTCAAAAGGCAAAGAATGACCACATACATCGTCACATTGAAGGAAACCGGTCAAGAGGTCTATCGCTACAACGCTGACGCGCCGATTGAGTGGACCGGTTATGAGTTTGCTACCCACGACCACACCGCAGAGGTCGATACATCCACAGTGACTGATGTTGTAGCTAAGGCTATTACATGGACCAAGCTGGAATACCTGCGCCGTTTCACGCAAGAGGAACGCATTGCCATCCGCACTGCTGCCAAGACTGTACCTCAGTTAGAAGATTACATGGCCTTGATGGAGCTTGCCAGTGAAGTCAGAAGCGACGACCCAGACATCGTTAGCGCCTTGAACATGCTTGAGGCTGGTGGGTTGATTGGTGCTGGTCGCGCACAGGAGATTCTGAATGGCTAAGTACGTAGATCACGGAGCCTATGGAGCCTGCGTAGTCACGGGGTACATCTGTTCTGTCAATGGCGCTTACAACGCAACGGCTGGCTCATTCCTTACGGTAACCGCAGTGACAAGCGGCATCATCGGTGTAGGTTCACAGATAACTGGCGCCGGTATACCTGACGGCATCTACATTTCTGCGTACAACACCGGAACGAACGGTGGGGTTGGGTGCTACACAATATCCAATGCGATAACGGGTACTGCAAGTCTTGCTATTGCATCAACAACGTTGACGGGTAAGTACGCCCTGCCACTAACAACACCACTCACTTGGGGCCAAGCGCAAGACGGTGATGGCACTGCAAGCGATGCAACGGCAGTCTCTGCGACCGTGAGCATTGACCTATCGGCGGCAACCGCAGCGGCTGGTGCAACCGTCTCAATCATGGGCGCCACACTTACTTGTGTCGCCTCTGGCGCTACCACCAACCAGTTCAACGCCGGTAGCGGTGCCACTCTGGTATCAAATCTGGTGACGGCAATCAACAGGACTACCAACACCTCTGCCGTAACTGCACAGGCCACCAATTGGTACACACACAAGATTCAGGACATAGTGTTCGCCCGTGTCGGAACGCCAACCACAACGCTGCAAATAATGACCCGCGCTGGATCAGCCCAGTTCAATACGAGTCAGGTGACTACATCGGGTTTCACAGGCGGCACGTTTGGGCCGTACACGTTCAGCGGTGGCGTGGGTGGGTGCTGGGGCCTGCTATTTAACCAAATGGGGGCAGCGTTCCCATCTGGAATTGCTTCTAACGGCTACGGAGTTTGGTGCCAATTCGGCACATTGGCAGGCCACCCAGATAACGGTGAAACCATCTACATACGCAGCGGGAAACTCATATACACACAGAGAAATCAAACAGGAGGTTACTCCGTAAGATCTACATTCGGAAGCGTAGCTCTGCCTGTTAGGTTGTTGGTAGACGATTCGACCATCTGGTCCGATGGCGCCTACCCAGTGCTAGAAATACAGCACTACACCAACAGCAATAGTTCGATGGCGTGGAACCCAAACTTAGCGAGGATCGAACTTCGTGGCAAGAGGTACAGCGCGGGTAACGCAAACCTTAGGTTCTACGAAGGTGGTGCTGGCTCCAATCTGAAAACCCTTAACTTTTACACATCTGCAAACGCCGCGTTTCGTAGCATTGATGTAATCGCAAACGGCGGGGCTGGCGGTGTCACTGAGAACAACCAAAACGGCGCATCTTCCCCCACTACATTTACGGACATCGTGTTTGAGTGGGCGACAGAGCGCACTAGCCACGGATGTGTATCTCTTGGTTCAAACTCAACGTGGCGCGCTGTTTTTACAGGATGCACTTTCAGGGTTACCACACCCTCTGCGCCACAGACTGCGGCGATTATTGGCATCGGCAGCGGTCAAGTCAGCAGCATGGATTTCTACAACTGCAAGTTTGAAGGCTGGCTAACTGGGTCAGTGCTGGCCGGTAATTCTTCCGCTGACCAGCCCATCTTCTTCTACAACTGCGACTTCGGTAATACAAATCGTGGACCGACAATGTTACAGAAGGGCGTAGGCGGCGTTGCAGCGATGAATTCGCGTGCCATATGCGGGTACTCTGACACTGGGTACAACGAGTTCTTTATAGACTCAGCTTACGGATATGCAGAATGGAACTACTCGGCCGGGTACCCCAAGCTAAACGCTGTATTGTTGGATGGTGTTACTCCGTGGTCGATCCGATTAAAACCCCCAGTCTCCGCAACTGTTGCGTTCAACTCCCCGTTTGTCTCCCCAGCATTTATTAAATACAACTCGCTGTCCGACGGTGTTCGCACGCTCACGCTTGAACTGTTGATAGACAACACATTGTCATTTACCACAAGGGACGTTGGCCTACTTGTTGACTACATAGACACCACGGGTAAGCGTATTTCGTTGGAGTCTCAAGACAACAGCGGGGCAGCGCTCACTACTTCGACCGCCGCATGGACTTCTACGTTGTGGTCTGGCATCACTCACAACAAGTACAAGATTTCGCTCACTACTCCGACAGCAATAAAGACAGGCACTCCGATCACATGCAAGGTTGCCATTTACAGCAACGTGGTTGACACGACCAAGAACCTGTTCTTTGACCCTGAAATTACGGTGGCCTGATGCAGTCTATCTACGTACCGTATTTGCATGGGCAGCGTGGCGCTGTAATAACAAGCATCCCGACAGGTCGAGGTGTTTGGTCCGTTGGGGTGTTCTCCCCAATTTGCAGGCAAGCCCTGCCATCCGACCCAATCGGTACGTTCACGCTAACCCTCACCAACGTGATCGTTGGCAGTGCCATTCAGGTCGAAGACCAACTGGGGACCACAACGCTATACAACGGTGTTGCCGCAACGTCTTCGCCAGTGATAACTCTTTCGTGCTATGCCGGTGGCTCCAGCCTGAACAACCTGCGGATCAAGGTTCGCAAGGGAAGTGCCAGCCCCTATTACATCCCGTGGGAAACCATCACCACTGCGGTGGTAGGTAGCCAGAGTATTTACGTTGCCCAGATTAAGGACGAATAATGCCAATAGCCTCAGATTTCACCATTGACTCCAGCGGCAATGTCCGTCAGGTCGCTGCATTTGTACCGGGTACAAACTCCCGATACACAACACTTGAGCTTCACGCTTGGCTGCAAGACTTGGCCGACAACGCCACGGCAACCGGCGATGACCTAGTGAGCATTCTGGGTAGCAACCCATCCGAGTTGGCCGGTAAGCGTAATGCAAGCCGCCCGATGGCGCTGACCCTGCTGCCCAACATCAACATCAATGCGACCACTTCACAGTGGTTCAAGTTCGGCAGTATTGAGCAGTCATCGGGCAACGACCTGTTCACCGGCTTGAAGGTGATCGGATCGCTGGTGTCATCCAGCCCGATATACATCCTGCAAAACGGCAGCAAGCTCACGAAGTATTGGGCTGATGCAGACGTAAATTCGAGCTTCCAGATCCTGGTGCAGGCCAAGTCCGGTGGTGCTCTGATTGATTCAGGCAACATCACCGTCTTCTCACGCAAGTACGGCCAGACATACAGCCACTTCGATGTGAACCTGTCTGCCGGTGGCGAGCAACCTGCCGCTCTTGCAACTGCGATTGACAGCAACGTAGATACTGCAACCATCACGCCTACAGTGGCTGCAAGCTATTTCTCTACGGCCATTGGTGGAACAGCAACCCCGGGCACTCAGAAGATCACCCTGGCATACGGAGACACGACACAAGACCTGGGCGGCGGTCAGGGCTCGCTCCTGCACAAAGGCACCATCACACTGGATGGCACGCTGACACTGGCACAGGTGTATCAGGCGCTGATGTGGGCTTGCTCCGAGTCCAGCACCATCACGTTCAACAGCATCCCCGGCTACCGGTACCGAGTCCTTCCAGGCCAGACCTACGCCGAAAACATTGCTGCCCCGTTTGGCTCATTCGCTGGTGGCAAGTGGTTCGTAGCCCAAGGATGGTGGCTCACTGGCGTGCAGACTGCTGACAGCAAGAACTACCAGCTTATCAGCCACACAGGCGTCACAGAAACACCGCCAACAAGCGTGACAATCCAAGTCGGTGGCGTTGTGTCTGGCGACTACGTTCTGGTGGCACGCGATACCGGTACAACGATCAACACCACAGAGTACACAGTCAGCGGATCTTCTGGCGCCACAAGCATCACAGTGCCAACACTCAAGACCGACACCCCCGTGTCTGGTGTGATCCGCATCAACGGCGACCGCTACACCTACTCAAGCTGGTCAGGAACCACGGTGTCTGGACTCAGCCCAGCGCTTACCCAGACCTACACATCGGTCCCGGCCTTTATCCCCATGATTGACGCAGTGGCAACAGGCACCTCAATATCCAGTGCTGCGCTCCAGTTCAGTAGTAACTTCACTTGCCGGTACCGTGTGCGTAACGGTGGTGGCTCGCCCATTGTGCCGTTTGAATCTACGCTGGCCGTTACATCCACCGGAGGCAGCGGAACTGCTGTGCGGACACAGGATGCGTAATGCTGACGTTCGACACTTCCACGCTAACTATCGAGTCCACGGCGTCTATTACTGACCTGCCAGCGTTTCACGCTGCCGTGCGGGATTGGGAAGACAGTGCTACTGCCGCCATCTACCCGGTGACGCATACGTGGAAGGCGTTGGACTTGGGCGGTGCGTTCTTCTACCAGATGGACCTCATCAACGGATGGAAGTTGAAGTTCCCAAACGCCGGTAACTACACCATCAACGGTAACCTCAACGGCACGATCACCCCCGTGGCCGGCGTCTATGTTGAGCGCAAGACCAGTGCAGCGTTCTCGACTTCATCGGTTGGTGGAAGCGGGCCCAGTGCAGCCGATATTGCTGCACAAGTTTTGGCTGTTCTCATGGCCACAACAATCCCGGTAGACATGCGCAAGGTAAAGGGACAGTCCATAAGCGGATCAGGCTCGGAATCAGACCCATGGGGGCCATAAATGGCCAGCGCCTGGGGTAATTCGTGGGGCAAGTCTTGGGGCGCCTCGTTTGGCGGGCTCATTGCTGTTGTATTACCTCAACAACAGCAAGGCGCAGGCGGTGGACGTGCGCATTACGTCGAGAGAACCAGCCGCAACTCAGACTCAGACGCCTACGCACCAGATCGCATAGCGCAACGCCTGCAATCCATTGTCATTGATGGCCGCGAGTACGACCCATTTGCAGATGGACTCATGGATGTTTTGGAGCAGGCCGCCAAAACTCCAGAGCCCGATGATCTGCCAGAAATCGACCGCCATGAACGCAAATTAGCCCGAACATTCGCCGTAAAAACAGCAGATCGTGTCGTCCAAGTGCCCATGTTTCGGCCAATGCTGCGCGAAATGCCAGACTTCAAGCAGGCCATCATCCAAGATTTCGAGGCCTTTGCGCAAAAGGCGAAGGAAGAATCAGCCGAAGAAATGCGCCGCATCATGCTGCTTCTACTCGCCGTCGAATAGATCACCACAGCCCATAATTTTCGACAACTTGAAGGGATAAACCCATGTCATCGACCATTAAGAACCGCACTCACACCTACCGACAGGCAGTTGCCAGCCCGATCACCGGGGGCGCTGCCGTGACACCGCACGATGTCAACAAGCTGGCAGAAACAACGATCAGCCTGTATGTCGGCACGGCCGGCACACTCAAGGTCGGCTTTGAAGATGGCACCACGGTGACCTATGCGGCTATTGCAGCCGGCCGCCACCCGCTGCGCGTCAATCAGGTATTTGCCACCGGCACGAGTGCTACCAACATCGTCGCTGAATTCTGAACACTGCGTTTGTCTCCCTGGTCTTCGGACCCACTCACAGCCCCGCTTTATGCGGGGTTTTTTTTACCTGTATGTGCAAACAGTCGAATTGCTCAAGCGAATCTATATTCACTCCACCTGTAAGGCCGTTTTGTTCCCCGCCATGGGTTATTGGTGACGACCGGCAGGATTTCCGCAACCTACTGCGATAACGTGGAGTGAAGTGAATGAGCATCGAAATTGATCTGAATACGACCGACCCGGAAGAACTGGCGAAGGTTTTTAACCAACTTGAGAACGGCGAAACGCCCGTACCCAAGGAAACGCCACCAGAGCCGAAGACGGACGATCAGCCCAAGAACGATCCGGTAACCGATGGAACCCAGCAGGCCAAGCAGGACCAGACTGACCAAGAGCAAGAACCAGAAGGTATTGCCACCAAGGACGGAAAGCACGTCATTCCGTACTCGGTACTCAAGAGTGAACGCGACCGTGCAACGCGCGCCGAGCAATTGGCAAACGAAATGCAGGAACGTGTCAAAAGCCTTGAGGCAATGGTGCAGTCCGGTAATCAAGGGGCGAAACAAGGTGAGAGCGCCCGCACCGACCAGCAGCAGCCTACTGCAAGCGACTTGTCCCCCGAGGACTTGGAAGCACTGAAAGAGGATTTTCCGACCGTCTACAAAGCGGTAATGGCGTCAATGGCAGCAGCCGAGCGCCTGAAATCGCAACTGGAGCCGGTGCAGGAGACAGTGCGCAATGCCGAGGCCGACGCAGCGCGATCAGCACAGGAAACCGTGCAGGACGCGATTGATTCGGTCCCGAAACTAGCGCACATCCAGGCGTCGAACAAGGAAGCGTTTGAACTGGCCAAACAGTTTGATGCAACCTTGCGCACACAAGCCGCCTGGGCCGACAAACCTCTGTCAGAACGCTTTGCCAAGATCACCGAAATGGTCGAGTCTGCCCTTGGACCTATCGAATTGCCGGGTAAGCCTGCAACTTCACAACAAAGCGCCGAGACTTTGAAGAAGGCAGCACTGGAAAAGGCCGCACTTGCAGCCAAGTCCACCCGGACCAACGTGCCAAATTCCCTCTCCGAATTCCCGGCAGGGCAGCACGCAGCGCAGGATGAGCGCGAGGCCGCAGAGAACTTAAGTTCCCTGCAACTGGCCGAGAAGTTCGCCAGCATGAGTGCCGCCGAAATGGATGCGTACTTCCGAACCCTGTAACCCATAAGGAAACAAAATGGCAACCAATATCCCAGTCGGTTCCGCACTAGCGCGGAAGATCTACTCGGTTGGACTGTTCACCCGCGTGCAACACTCCCCCGGCTTCATGAACCTGCTTTCCGGCGAAATGCCCAAGGAAGGCTCCTTTGCGGCCAAGACCAAAGGCCAAACCAGCCCCGATTACCCTATCGTGAAGGCCGGTGACTTGGCAAAGGGCGCAGGCGATACCGTCAGTATCGACCTGTTCAACATCCTGCAAGGCAAGCCGGTGATGGGCGACAAGCGCATCGAAGGCCGCATGATGCAGCTCACCTACTCCAGCATGGACGTTGCGATCAATCAGGTTCGCGGCGGTGCTGACTCGGGTGGTCGCATGACTCAAAAGCGCACTGTGCACAACCTGCGCAATATCTCCATGGCCGGTATTCAGGCCTGGATGCAGCGCTTGGAAGACCAGACTGCCCTGGTGCACTTGGCCGGCGCGCGAGGCGCTCAGTCCACCACCGACTGGGTTGTGCCCCCGCAGTCCGATAGCGATTTCGCTGAAATCATGGTCAATGCCGTGAAGGCACCGACCAAGAATCGCTACTTTGCAGCCAACGACGCAACTGGCCCCGATGACATCGGCACCAATGACGCGCTGACCCTGCAAGACATCGACCGTATCGTGGCCCAATTGCGTGAATCCCCCGTGGTCATGCAGTCGGTCAAGATCCAAGGCGACGACCGCGCATGGAACGACCCTCTGTGGGTGATGTTCGTGACAGAACGCCAGTGGCTGTACCTCCAGTCGCGTACCAGCCAGACTACATGGCGCCAAGCCGTGCAGTACGCTTTCGAGCGCAAGTCCGGTGGCGTCAAGCATCCCCTGTTCGATGCTTATGAAACGATCATGTGGAACGGCGTGCTCATCAAGCGCATGAACCGTTACGCCATCCGTTTCAATGCAGGTGACTCCGTGGTGAAGGACACTGGCGGCGCAGACGGCCTGACCTACACCGAGAGCACGGTTACGACCGGGCAACCGGTGGACCGCGCCATCATCGTGGGCGCCCAGGCCTTGGCCAAAGCCTACGGCAAGAGCGCATCTGACTACTTCTACGACTGGTCGGAGAAGGAAGTTGACCACGGCAACAGCATCGAAACCGTTGCTGCTGCAATGACTGGTGCTGCCAAGGTGCGCTTCAAGATCGACGGCGCCGACACCGACTTCGGTGTGGCAGTGTTGGACAGCTACGCACCCGATCCTGCATCGGCTGCTGGCCGCACGCTGCTGGGCTCCTAATTGAGAATGGCTCAACTGCCTTTTGGTAGTTGGGCTTTTCTTAACACCTGAAACATTTTTGGAGAATCTAAGATGGCAACTATTAACGCCCCCTCCTTGCAAGACATCGTTTACAGCGGTGAATGCCCTCTGGCCCAGGCACACGGCTACATCGCGCTTGCTGCCGCTCAAATCGGCGACAAGATTCGTTTGAACAAGGTCTATCAAGGCACCAAGATCGTTGATCTGAAAATGGTGTTTGCTGACCTTGGCACCGGCACGACCCTCAAAGTCGGTTACGAGTACGTCAACGGCGAATCCGGTGGCAACGATGCTGCCTTCCTGGCTGCAACCGACGTGGCTACCGCCGCAGGGTCGGCCCGCTCTGGTTCCGCTCCGGTGACCATGGCCTACGACGCCTACATCATCGCCACCGTTGGCGGTGGAGCCGCCACCGGCCAGCTTGACGTTGTGACCGTGTACGAGTTCAAGGGCAAGTAAACAGCCCCTGGCTAGTGCCTAAAAAGGGGCGGCTCACAAGGCTGCCCCTTTTCTTTTTCAAACAGGAGATAACCCCATGACCAAACTCATCAAGATCGTGTATATCGGCAAAAAGCCCTATGCCTATGACAACGTAGCATCCAGCGGCAAATGCTGGAATGGCAAAGGCGATGTGCAAGAAGTCACCGAAACACAGGCCAAACAACTGCTGAAATACACCGATCAATGGGAATTGGTCGATGCTGCCGACGCAGATTCCGTCAATACGCCAGTGACCACACAAGTCGTTGATGAAGACGGCGAGAGCGTAGAAGTGGATGCAACCTCACTCCTGAAACCCTTGGAAAAGATGAACAAGGCAGAGCTTGTGGCCCTGGCCAAAGCCAAGTGGGGCAAAGAGCTTGATGCCACTAAGGCAAAGAAGCTGCTGATCGACGCCATAGAGGAATTCGAGCGCGATCTGGAGCCGCTGGCCTGAGTCGAATAGCAAGGAAGCATTGATACTTGGTGATGAGTTGAGAAAGACTCACAACCAACCAACGAATTGAGCCGTGGCAAACACCAAGTATTCAGACCTTCTCGACGACGTGCTGCCAAGTCTGGCGGCTGATCCGTCCGACCCGGTGACCGAATACGCCATCAAGCGCGCGTGCATTGAGTTCTGTTCGGGCTCATGGATCTGGAAGCACTTGCCAGATCCGATTGACGTGGTGGCAGGCGAAAACGCCTACGACCTCGAATCCCCAGCAGGCTCTGACATTTCTGCCGTGATGGCAGCCGAGCACAACGTGGTTCCTTTGGACCCCAAGAACGTGGAGTGGCTCAACCGCGAGATACCGGGCTGGCGCACCACGCGCAGGACGCCCAAGTATTTCACGCAGGTGGATACCGAGCAGGTAATCCTGGCTGGAGTGCCGGACGCAAATATCGCGTCGGGCTTGACATTGACGCTGGCTTTGCAGCCGTCACAAAGCTCCACCGGATTGCCCAAGTGGATTGCAACTCAGTACCTGTACGACCTTGCTGACGGCGCCATATCCCGATTGATGCTCATGCCAAACAAGCCTTGGACTGATCTGCAAAACGGGGCTGATCGACGCGCCAAGTTCGATGCCGCAATTGCCAACGCCCGTGCCAATGCCGTGTCCGCACTTGGACGAGCACCCACACGCACGGCATCGCAACACTGAAAGAGGAACCATTCATGGCAACCGTAACCGTCAATTCGGTGATCGCAAAAGCGCAAACCATTCTTCAAGACACGACCGGCATTCGCTGGCCTGACACTGAACTGCTGGGATGGCTCAACGACGGTCAGCGCGAAATCGTGCTCTACAAACCCAATGCGTTTGTCAAAAACACCGCCGTCAAGATGGTGGCCGGCACAAAGCAGACGCTCCCGCCTGACGGTGTGCAACTGGTTGACGTGGTGCGAAACATGGGAACCAACGGAATAACCCCTGGGCGTGCTGTGCGTATCACCATGCGCGAGATTCTGGATTCGCAGGTTCCAAACTGGCACTTGGAAACGGCATCTGCGCAGGTCAAGCACTACATGTACACGGTCCTAGACCCCAAGACCTACTACGTCTACCCGCCACAGCCAGACAGCAATCAGGGCTATGTCGAAGTGATCTATGGCGCTGCACCAACAGACGCATCACTGGGCGGAACCATCACTCTTGACGACATCTACCAGACCATTCTGGTGGATTACGTGCTGTACCGCGCTTACAGCAAGGACACCGAATACGCGGCTGACCAGAACCGGGCAGCAACGCACCAAAACGCCTATATCGCTGCGCTCACGGGCAAGGCGAAGGTGGAAGCGGGGGTCAACCCCAACATGACGGCTCCGGCCAATCCCAACGTCACGCCTAACTCTCGCTAACTTTGAAAGGAGCACATCATGGGCGCTTTTAGTAATTACCTCGAAGAAAAGATCGTCGAGCACTTCCTTCGTAACAACTCCATCACCCCCCCGGCAACGGTGTATGTGGCGCTGTTCGAGTCTGACCCCGGTGAGGCCACAGCAGGAACCGAAACTTCTTATAGCGGCTACGCTCGTCAGCCGGCCGCCTGGACAGCGCTCGATGTCAATGGCCAGACCAAGAACACTGGCGCACTGACCTTCCCGGCCAACGGCAACGCATCGGCTTCGGTCACCATCACGCACTTGGTTCTGCTAGACGCTGCAACCGCAGGAAACCGACTGTTCTATGCGCAGTTGTCGGCACCAAAGACACTATCCCCAGGCGACGTGTTGAGCTTCGCGTCGAACGCCATCGTCTTTGGTATCGACTAAGAATTGAGTAAATCTCAATTGGTGTGACGTGAATACAGGGCTCATCAACGGCTTTTCGTTCAACGGCGCGGCTTATCCGAACTGGGTAATCAGCGCCGTTGTTACCGCCGTTGCCGCAGCCTCGTTCTCGGCTACACCAACACGCATCACCTACGCATCCGCTGTTGGTAATGCAAATGTTTCTGTAACCCTGACACAGACCCGTGTCATAGCGGCCAGAGCAAACGCAACAGCATCCGCGACAGTCGCAGTATTCCCGACGATCAGAAGCGCCGGTCGAAGCGTTGCCACGGCAACAGCTACCGGACACGCAGCGGTTCGGCGCGATGTGTATGCGACCGCAGGCGGTGACGCAAGATGCTACGGTGAAGCACTCACTGCTCAAGCCCTTGGGAATGCCAATGCCACCATGGCGGCAACTGTTGTGCTTGCCAAGGCACACATGGTTTTCCCAGGAAGATCAAATACCCAGGGCACAGCAACCGGCACAGCACAAGGCAATGTAAAGCGCTATCCGACCGTTCGCACGGGACTGAGTGGGAGCGTTTACGCCAACGCAGAACCTTCTGTAAAGCGTAATGGGCATTCGTATTTCGACCATATCGGGTATGCAACCGGGTCGAGTCGTGCAGTCTCATCGGTACCGCAGGACCGAATAAAGGTCATAGCAACGTTTGGCGCATTTGATTTTGCTGAATCTAACGGGACAGCGAAATCATTCATAAGGTACGCGGCTCACTCACTCGGTACTGGCGTAGCGGTGGCAGAGTCAGTGGTTGCAAGACACATCTACTGGCAAAAATCAACAGCGCAAGCAACTGCATTGGCAACTTCTTTTGGCACAAGGGTCGTAAACCCAACTGCCCAAGCAAGCGCCCAGGCGTCTTCTTACGCCCCCAAGGCACGCGCTAACTATTTTGCATCGTGCACTGGATCTGGTGGTGTGACTGCAACCGCGTTGGCCAAACGTACAGCAAAGGCGGCGGCTGAATCTTACGGGTATGCAGTTGTGGCGAAGAACATTACCTACGGAATGCAGCACTTTGCCGGTGTTGCAGCAAACGCCACCGGGTCCGGATTGGGTTCTGCAAAGCAATTATTCGCGGCCACAGCAGGATCTACTGCTAGTGGGTCTGTGATTGATGCAACAGGCACCAGAAAGCTCATGGCCAGTGTTAGCGGGGTAATGGCAAGCGCCACGGTCGGGATGGCATACGCAATAGCCAACTCGGAAATCAAAGCCCCAGATGAGCGCTACATGATGGTTTCGGCAGAGGACCGCGTGATGTACGTCCAAGAAGAAGACAGAACCATGGTGGTGACAGTATGAACCTCGGAAATTTCTCAAAGCAACCCGTTGAAGTCAAAGACTTCGATATTGATTACAGCGAGTGGCTTACCGCTGGCGACAACGTGCAGTCAGCCGACATCGTAGTTTCACCCACCGGGCTCGTGGTCGATTCGGTGTTCATCAATGACCCGCGCATCAAGGTGTGGCTGTCATCCGGTGCTGATGGGACTCAATACAAGCTGACAGTAACCATGACTACGGCCGACGGTCGGATCAAGCAAGACGAATTCAAGATTCGCGTTAAGGACGTATAGAAATGGCCCAACTATTTCAAAACAATTCCTATGGCTCCCTTGGTGCTTCCTTAGCAATCGGATCTACCAGCCTGACGCTGGCAACGGGGCATGGCGCGCGCTTTCCATCGCCAACAGGTGGCGACTATTTCCTGCTGACGCTGATTGGCCTGGACTCCAACGGGATTGAAAACTCCTGGGAAATAGTCAAGGTAACGGGACGCTCCAGTGACGTTTTGACCATCGTTCGCGCCCAGGAGAGCACTTCGGCTGCCACTTGGGCATCTGGATCGCGCGTCGAACTGCGAGCTACGGCTGGAGCATTCAATAGCTTCCTTCCACTGGCAGGCGGCACGCTAACCGGGAGCCTGAATTTCAACGGAATAGGCCTGCGCATCACTGGCGACCTATCCAATGGAACGATTGCCAACCGGTTGATGGTGCAGACCAGCATTGCCAACGGCAACACCTATTTCAGCCTGTTGCCAAACGGCACTTCCACCAACAGCCAGTTGCACATCTTCGGCGCGTCTGATCCGACTAATGCGGCCTATGGCGCGTTCACGGTCAACGCTAGCACCGTACAACTTCAATCAACGGCGAATGGAACAGGAACAGTCCTTCCGATGCGCTTTTTGGTCGGATCAACAGAATTCATGCGGTCAAGCACTGCCGCGAATCTGTTGATTGGCACCACAACAGACGATGGTGTCAACAAGCTGCAAGTGAATGGATCTGTGGCCATTAGTGGGAATACGGCGCTGCATGCGGGGAATTACAATGCCTACGCACCAACAAAAACCGGTGCGGGTGCATCTGGATCGTGGGGCATTAGCGTCACAGGAAGCGCTGGTTCGGTGGCTTGGTCCGGAGTATCTGGTAAGCCTACTACTGTATCCGGGTACGGCATTACTGATGCCATCACCACTGCAAATATCGGGTCGCAGTCAGTTAACTACGCAGCGTCTTCCAATTACTCCACATATGTTGCCTCCCGTGGAAACGCATCTGGGTACGTCTATACCGGGAGAAGCGTTCTAACCGCAGGCTTGTACACATACGGAACGTATTCTGACCCTAACGCTCCGGCCACATACTTTTCAGCCTTCGGGTACGGTAACGGTCAAGCTGGGTCTATGGAGATTGGTGGAAGCTGGATAAGCGGTGGCACTGGGTTATGGTATCGGTCATTACGCGACATGACCGATAGCTGGTCAGGGTGGACACGCATCATTGACTCCGCAAACATTGGTTCGCAGTCTGTAGCTTCTGCCGGTAGCGTACCGTGGTCTGGTGTCACTAGCAAACCAACAACCATAGCTGGCTACGGCATCAGTGACATCGGTTCGCAGTCAGTTAGCTACGCAAGCACAGCAGGTCGTGCATATCCGCGCCGGTCTGATGGAGGCGACCTAAACTTCTACTGGTCTGGACAAAGCGGACAACCTACATGGTTGTGGGGCGGCACTGACGGTACAAACATGTACGTCTATAACCCGTCCAACTTTAGTGTTGCGTATGCAAGCAATGCTGGAACCCTAGGCGGTGTAGGCGCTGGCAGCTTGTCGGTCAACTACGCGAATCACGCAGGAACGGTTGATACCGCCCCCACGCCAAATCCAAACACGGATATCGGCGGCATTATGGTTTGCTACGTAAACGCAGCAATCTCTGGCTACCCCCAATCCTCTGTAGCTGGCTCTAACCTATACGGAACTAATGTATCGAACAACTCTATGTTGTACGGGCCTCTGTCTGGGACTTGGAAAGCACTAAGCACCTACAACAACGGCTGGACCGGGCTTTTTATGAGGATCGCATAAATGAACATACGAAATGTTGTCCGTCGCAGTGACACAATTATTGACTGCGAGTACGAGCATCCAGTGCATGGGTGGATACCGTACACCGCTATCCAAGGCGACGATAACGCCTTTAGTCACGAGGTTTATCTGGAAGCCACAAGCGGCCAGCATACGATAACTACAGACGCGCTGCTGCCGAAACCGGTGGTGGTGTCTGTGACCCCCCGCCAGATTCGCCAAGCCCTGACCCGTGCGGGCCTGCGTCAGCAGGTTGAAGCGGCGGTGGCAGCAGGAAACCAAGACCTTAAGGACTGGTGGGAGTTCTCAACAGAGATTCAGCGGACGCACCCTATGGTCATCGGTATGGCGCAATCCCTGAATATCTCTAGCGACTCTCTTGATGCCCTATTCCTAACAGCGAGTGGACTATGACACCTGATCAATTCTTCATCCTCATCGGCGCTGGCGCCTATGCCGTCGGCTTCCTCTACCTCGGATATGTGCTGTGGGTGCTGTTCCTAGCGGTGATGAACCTGTTGCGCGTCTACCAAAAAGGTGAACTGCCCAAGGGCGTTCTGTACCTGTCTTTTCCGCTACTTGCAGCGGGATTGGTAGTCGATGTGCTGTTCAACATAGTGTTCGGCACCATCATGTTCTTGCAGATGCCAGCACTGTCACGCCTAACACTCTCAGCCCGTATGGATGACTTGATCCTCACGGGTAGCGGGTGGCGCAAAAAGTTTGCCATCTGGTTTGTGAAGTATCTGCTCCAGCCGTTCGACACCTCCGGAATGCATACAACGCACGGAAATTAGTGCTCCTTTAACGTCTGAGTCGTAGCCGACACCCTTGAACACCTACACATGGCAGTTCACAGCACTCGATGTCTACCCGACCTACCAAGGACTCGCCAACGCCGTTTATTCGGTGCATTGGCGGCTCACGGGCAACGACGGAACCGGCCACACTGCGATTTCCTACGGGACTCAGCAACTCGGCGCCATTGACCCACAGAACTTCACTCCATTTGCCAACCTCACGGCCAATCAGGTGCAGGGCTGGGTCGAAACGCAAATGGGCTCTGAATTCACCAGAACAAAGTCAGATCTGGACCAACGGATCAGCGAACAGGTGGCACCCAGCAGGCAGACCAAATTGCCACCATGGTCATAGACTTGCACTAAACATCGAGTAATTCTCATGGCCGCATTCAAACTTAATATTTTCTCTGGCATACGCCCCCGGATGCCGGAATCGCTGTTGCCAGAAGGCGCGGCCACCATCGCCCAGAACTGCGACTTTGCTTATGGAGAACTGCGCAATACAAAGGGCGGTTTCTATTTCGGCAACTTGTCCAACAACGCACAGTCGATCTACACCGACGATGGCCTGACGTTCTATTCATGGGAGCGTGATGTAAACGCGGTGCGCTCACCGCTGGCCAATGACGCTTACAACCGCCTCTACTACACCGGAGACAGCGGGTTCAAGGTGACAAACCGCTTAGGTACTCGCAGCAATGGCGGCATCCCAGGAAGTAGCTACCTCGTTGGCGTTCCAAGGCCAACGGTAGCCCCAAAGCTCGCGGCAAATCAGGTCAAACAGGTGACCAGCGCCAACGCAAACATCACGTTTAGCTTCCATTGGGAGTACGGCGGGGTCAAATATCAGGAGAACAATGCGGATCTGGCGTCGGTCAGCGCCTCGCAATACCGGTTCACGCCTCCCGCCAGGGCAACGGCAACACCGGAAATGGCGTTTCCAGTGATTCGCATGATCGCCTTTTGGAAAGACGACTACTCACAAGCGTTCGACATCTACACGGACAATTCCAGCTTCAAAGGTACGGGTGGCTTCTATAGCCTGTCCATGGCCAAGGATGCAGGCGCAGATACCTACACGGTAACGCTGACCGGAAGCATCAAGGAAGCAGACAAGGAAACACGCGCCTACGTTTACGTGTACCGCAACACCTACGACGAGCAGGGGCCGCCAAGCGCACCGGCTATCGTGACGACCGCCACGTCCATTGACGTGAATGTGACCGTCACCAAGGATGCCATTGGCAGCTACGCGCCAATCAAGCAGATCGACATCTACCGCACCCCAACAGGCTCGACCATTGCCGAGTATTTCTATGTTGGAAGCGTAAATGTCCTCAACCAATCTGGCACGTTCACGTTCGCTGACAACGTGAAGGCAGAAATGCTCAACGAGCAACTGGAATCGACCGAATGGTATCCCCCAGATCAGGCGCTTGTCGGCCTCATGACCCTGCCAAACGGGATCATGTGCGCCTGGAAGGGCAATGAACTGCAATTTAGCGAAGCCTACAAACCATGGGCTTGGCCTCCGTCCTACGTCAAGCCTCTGTTGAATACCATCGTTGGCGGTATCACCCACGGCTCCGGTGCGGTCATCACTACAACTGGTTATCCATACATAGTTTCAGGTGTGTCGCCTGACTCGATGACGGCCAACAAGATCAACGTCAATCAGGCCGGTGTGTCGAAGTGGTCTATTGCCGTGGTGGACGGTGCCGTGATGTATGCCAGCAACGATGGGCTGGTAACACTCAATGGCGCATCCGCTTCCCTGGTGCAAGGGCAGCGGTTCTTCACGCGCGAGGTGTGGCGCCAAGCCTATTCGGCTGGAATGTCCACCATGCGCTTTGCCGTGTGGGACGGCCGGCTGGTGGTGTTTTCGTCGATTGCGGCATTCACCCCGTTCATGATCCGCTTTGACGAGGCAGACGGAATGATGACGGATCTTCCGGCGTTCTATGCGAACTGCGCATTCATTAGCCAGCTTTCCGACCAGTTTTACTACGTCTTCAACTACGGCCTGAACCAGTTCAACGGAGGATCTCCTGCATCTGCGACGTGGCAATCGCGCGAAACCGTGTTGCAGCGCCCGGTCAACTTTGGCATAGCCCAGGCTTTGATCGAAGGTTCTTGGTCGCTGGAGTTTTGGGCCTATGTCAAGAACGTCACAACCGGCGCCTTTGAGTACCAGTTGAAGCACACGCAGGCCCTGACAACAGGCCTAATCAACTTCCGACTGCCAAGCGGCTACGAATCCGACCGGTACCGGCTCAAAATCAGCGGGACCGGGCGCTTTCGTGAGTTGCGCGTGGCCCAGACGGCTCGGGAGTTGTCAACGATATGAGCGCAACGAACAAAGGCGTACCCGGCATACCGCTTGGCGCCCTGGACGCCATCCAAGATGAGAACACCCGCCAAGTTCTACGGGCCATCGTAGACGGCTGGCATGTACGCAACGGCGCCAGCGGAAACGGTGACAGCCGATTCATCACGGCGGCCGAACTTGGCACGGTCCAGTCGTCAGTCGTCAGCCTTGGAAATCAAATCTCGGCACAGCAGCAGGATCAGCAAGCGGGTGGATTCATCAAGCCTGGAGACATATCGCGGGTCATCAACGACTTGCAGGCCCAGGTCATGGAGTCGCTTCTGTTCAGGCAGCTTGGCGAACGGGTGAATTTGATCGACAAGCCCGGAGGCATCTTTGACCGTGTTGGTGCAACAGAGCTTGTATTGAGAAATGAGATAACCCAGCGCGTCAATGGAGACACGGCGCTGTCTACCAGCTTATCGACCATGGGCACGCGCGTCGGCAATGCCGAAACGGCTATCCAGACGGAAACAAGCCAACGGGTAAACGCAGACAACGCTCTGCAAACCACGATCACGACCCAGTACGCCAGCGTCAATAGTTCACTTGCCCTGCAACAGTCGGCCATAACGACCAATGCAAACAATGTATCTGCGCTCACGACGCAACTGAATCAGATTCAGGCATCAGTCGGAAGCAACTCAACGGCCATTGCCCAGGAGACAGAGGCCCGCGTCAATGCCGACGGAACCATGCTTGGCAAGTATTCGGTCAAGGTGGACCAAAACGGCTACGTGTCTGGTTTTGGGCTGTTGAGCGCGGCCAACAACTCGACGCCGTTCTCAGAATTTATTTTCAGGGCAGACCGATTTTCCATTGCCAGCCCCACCGGGCCCAGCATTCCACCGCGTATTCCCTTCATCGTCACCACGACCCCGGACGCCAATGGCAACGATCCCGGTGTCTACATGGACATGGCGGTGATGAAGAAGGCGTCTATCACTAAGGCTTTGATTGGCGATGCTGAGATTGACACGCTGAGAATCGCCGGTAATTCGGTAACGGTTCCAGTTGGGCTGACTGGGTACGGCAATGATGTTGGCGTGTTTGTTTACATGCCATACGGTGGAAAGATATTTGTCTCCTACAACACCAATGTGCTTGCTTACAACGGATCGGAGGCAAGTCTGTATGCCCAGATCTTCTGTGATGGAGTGCCGTCAGCACAGACTGGAGTGTCGCTAGGGTTTGCATATTCCGGAGCCTGTACAGCCGTTGGGATCTTCGATGTCGGTCCTGGGATGCACAGCATTTATGGTGCAACCGCTGTGACTATTGGGCAGCGAACCCTTGGGGCAACAGCAATTTACGCAGTGGGGTGCATGAGATGAACCATCCAAAAGTAATAACAGTCTACGAAAAGTCTACCGGCCGTGTTATTAGCTCCGGAATTTCGTGTATTCCCGACAATCCTGATGAATCGTTCTTGCCATCGGGCTGCGCCATCCTGATTGGCGTTGATGCCAACCCCGGGAGTAGTTACATTAGTAACGGCGTTGCAGTGAACATGCCGCCTCGTCCGTCAGAGGCCCATGACTTTTTCTACCCGACTAAGCAATGGGTGTGTAACGCTGACAAGGCATGGTCGCTAGTGCGTATGCAGCGTGACAGAAAGCTCAAAGACACCGACTGGATGGTGACAAAAGCATCCGAAACCGGGTCACCTATCCCCACGGATTGGTCGTCATACCGGCAAGCACTGCGCGACATCACCACCCAGACTGACCCCATGAATATCGTCTGGCCGACACCGCCGTCAAATTGACGGGGCGCAGGGAAAATGTCTTGATGATTTCCCCGCCTGTGCCTGTTGAAAGCCTGATCGCTGACCCGTTTGGCATCAGCCAGTCAGCGCATCCTATTGCAGTCATCGAAGCCAGCCCGTTGCTGGTTCCTGGGCGCAACCTTCGGGAGAAGTTAGATCGCCTGGAAGCGGCCCTGTTTTCTGGTCAAACCGTAGATCTTCCGGTAAAGCACCACTTTTCGCGCGGAGTCTATGCCCGTGAATTGTTTATCCCCAAGGGGACCGTGCTGGTTGGGAAGATCCACAAATACAGCCAGATCAACATCGTCAGCCGGGGCGACATATCCGTGCTCACAGAGGACGGAATCAAGCGTGTGAAGGCAGGCGACACCATTGTGTCCGGCCCAGGCATCAAGCGCGCCGGCTTTGCGCACGAAGATACCGTTTGGACAACCATTCACGGAACGCATGAAACCGACTTGGAGAAGCTGGAGGATGAATTGATCGCATCCAGTTTCGAGGATTACGACACGTTTTGCGCCGCGCTGGCGCTGGAGGGCTGAATCATGGCATGGGCAGCAGTAGCAGGTGCGGCAGTTGCAACAGTTGGTGGAGCGCTGCTATCCAACAGATCAAACAACGCAGCAGCGAACGCAAACAACGCAGCGGCTGATGCAACAGCATTGCAATCCCAGATCGCAGCAGATCAATGGGGACGGTACAAAGAAATCTACGAGCCGCTGGAGCGCAGCGTCGTCAATGATGCGCAGAATTACGACACCCCGCAGGCCTACGAGAACGCGGCTGGTGATGCTTCGGCCACAGTGTCGAGTCAGTTTTCCAAGGCGCGCGACCGGCTTGGCCGCACCCCAGGACTAGACCCATCTACAAGCGCCTACCAGTCCAGCCTAACGGGGCTCGATCTGGCACAAGCCGCTACCGATGCAACCCAGCAAAACGCTGCCCGCCAGCGCGTCAAGGACATGGCCTATGCCCGCAAAACCGATGCACTGAGCCTTGGCAAAGGGCTTCCTGTCCAGGCCAGCAGCACTCTTGGATCAATGGCCAGTACCAATCTATCGCTGGCCAATGCAAACCAAAATCAGGCCAACGGCCAAGCCGGCGCTTTCGGTCGCATCACGGACCGCATTTTTAACAGCCCTTCCATGAGTAATTGGCTTGGCAATGTTGGAAACACCCCGGCATCGCAGACATTCCCCTATGCCAACAACGATGTGACCATTCCCATGCAGCCGGGTGGCGGGTACTAATTAGGAGTAATCATGGACCTAGGACTTGGGCTCATCGCAGCCGACCAATACTTCAAAGAAGGCGACGACCGGGTTCTGCGCCAGCGCGCGCAGGAGCGCTATGACGCTGAAAAGCAGCGTACCGCATCCGAATTGTCATTGCTCGACGACAAAGCGGCAGCAGAACGCACCGGCTACCAGCTTCGCACTGGCCAGAATCAAGCCAATTCTAGCCTGTTGCCTGACCAGACGGCCAATGCAAAGACCCGCCTTGGGCTGGATGCAAAAGATTTGACCGGTCAGGCAGAGCGTCAAGGGGACGAAATTAAGACAAAGGGCATCAATGCGCAAATCGGGCTATCCAATGCGCAAAACACCCAAGCAAACCTGCCAACACAGCAAGAGGTATCGAACAACGCGCTCAAGGGCCAGCTAATGACCTCTCAGGCCGACCTCCAGATGCTGCCAGAAAAGCTACACCGCGCAGCCGTTCAGGGTGAGCTAGACAGCCAAGGCCAGTCTGACGTTGTGCTTGGCACCATGGGGCAACTCATTTCCCGCCAGGACAAGGCCGGGGCTTTGGAGTTTGCCAACAAGATCGCAAAGACTTCGAGCATCCTGCCAAACACCAACGGCAAGACGTTCACCGACATTGTTCCCGTGCGCAAAGGCGAAAGAGGCGCTCCGGGTGACGGATACATCTTTGTCACGTCCGATGGAGAGCGCAAATTCACACCGGTTGAGGCCATTTCCGGCGCCATGAACAAACTCAAGACCGGTAAGTACAACTTCATCCACGACCGTTTTGGAAATGTGTACTCAGGCAACGAGTCCACTGGGTCTGTCAGCAAGGTGGCCAGCGCCGACCCGACAACGCTTGCGGCCATCCACGGAGAGCACACGCCTGCCGACATTCAATCGACGCAGTGGCTCATGGCCAACGTGCCAAAGTTCAAAGGCAACCCAGAAGCTGCCTGGGATGCAGTGCGCTCATCCAAGGAAAAGACGCGCAACGCCTTCATCATGGACTACGTGAGCAAGAACGCACTACCCGGTGCAGACACCAACAAAATGGCAACGGACGCAGGCGCCATTTACGACTCTTTGCGCTCCAGCCAGACACCATCAAATAGCCATGGCACCGGTAAATTCGATCCCGCAATCGCACCCCTTATCGGCATCCCTTAAACATTAAGAAGCCTCATGGACTCGAATCAAGACTTTGGCAGCATTCTCAATTCATTTTCTGGTTCGAGCCCGACAGGGCCAAAACAAAGCAGCGGGGGCGATGGCTTTGGCTCATTGCTCAACGGCTTTGAAACCGAGCGCACCAAGCCCGCGAAGTCCACCGCCACACCGGTAGACACAGAAGCCTTCCGCAGCATCGCAGCCCAAGAGGGCGCCGACGCATTGCTGCCGGTAATTGGCGCCATCTACGGCCAAGAATCTGGCGCAGGATCGAACGCACGCACCAGCACAGACGGAGCGCGCGGTGGCATGCAGATCATGCCCGACACCTTCCGGCGCTACGCCAAGCCGGGGGAGAGCATCGACAACCCGGAAGACAACATGCGCGTTGGCGTGCGCATCATCAAGGACTTGGGCCAGAAGTTCGGAAACGACCCCGCCAAGATCGCAGCAGGCTATTTCTCCGGTGAAGGCAACGTCAACCAAGGGCAGGGCCAAGCCTGGAAGAACGACCATGCAGACGGCAACGGAAAGCGCGTGTCTGGCTATGTGGCCGACGTGCTCAACCGCATCGGTGCAACAGAACCAGCCAAGGCAGAAGCAGCGCAACCAGATCTTTCCAAGGCTCCCAAGTGGGCAGACGTTGAAGCAAAGGAAGGATTCAAGGCGCTATCCCCTGAAAAGCAGGCCGAGACTAAAGCCGCGTACTTCGATTACTGGATTGCACCGCGAGCGGGCGACCGCGTGCAGGAGTTGCGCCAAAAGTTCTTGACCAAGCAAGACCCTGGATTCTTGGACAAGGCAGGCAACGCCATTGGCCAAGCATGGGATTCGGCAAAACAAGCGGCTGGAAACCTGCCGTCCATTGGCGATGCCATGAATACCGTGCGCGATGCCGGGATTGACGTTGGCAACTCGCTGGTGGGTGATAACACAAAGCCTGAATCTGTCTTGGAAGGCCGCATGGGGCAGGCGCCCGACCTGCCAACCGACTCCAAGGTGCCGGTGGAGCGTTCGGTGCGTTTGGCAGAGTCCGCCAAATTCGATGCGGCAACTCCGGAGCAACGCCAAGAAATGACGGCGCAGCCTGGATGGCGCGGAATGCTGGCGCGTGAGCGTGCAGGCCAGTACGCCAACCTCGACAAGAGCACCAAGGCAGGCGACCCAATGCGACGCATGGACCAGCGCGCAGAAGTGCAGCGCGAGTACAGCGGATCTATTGGAGACAGCCCCGCCCAGCAGGCCGGATTGAAAGACTTGGCAAGCGATGCATGGACGGCGGTCAAAGGCGTGCCCAATGCGTTTGCAGCCGCTGCGCAGGCGCTCAAGGAAGGCACTGACCCAGCTTCCGTAGACTGGAAGAACAAGGCCATTCTTGAATCTGACCAGCGCCAGCAGCAAAACTCTGGAACGCCAGACGCCAAAGACGAGTATGTGCTTGGCATCACCCGCGAGAAGGTGCGCAACCTTCCGCAGAATCTGGCGTTTTCTGTTCTTTCCATGGGCGCGGGATTGGCGGCAGGTGTTCCCGCCAGCTTGGCCGGTCCCGTTGCAGGCTTTGCTGCCGGCGCTGCCGCATCTGGCGCGGCTGCCTACCGGATGGACGCCAATGGGTTCTTGCGTGACATTCGCTCCAACTTGGATCAGGCCGCGCAAAAAGAAATTGGCAGGCCCCTTACCGATGAAGAATTCACCCAGGTGGCTGGCAAGTACAACGACCTTGTGCGCGCGCACGGGTTGTGGGAGGCGCTGCCCGAGGCCCTGAGCAATGTAGTGGGCTTTGGTGCTGGCAAGTTGATTTTCAAGGCCGCACAAGAGGGCTTGAAGAAGTCCATGCTCAAGACTGCGGCAGGCGTTGGCATTGAGCTTGGCAACGAGCTTGGAACCGAAACCGTTACCCAAGTAGGCCAGCACAACACCGAGATTGACGCGGGCACACAGCAGGGTAAGAAGCGATCCTTCTTGAGCCCAGAAGACATTGCCACTTCGGCCAAGGAAGTGCTTCCGGATGTGCTCTTGCTGACCGGTGTAATGGGTGCTGGCGCCCACGGCGCAGGCAAGGTGGCAGAGAAGTACAACACGCCAGAGCGCCAAATTGCCCGCGAGATTGAGCGCAATGTGAAGGGCACCACCTTCACCAAAGAGGAAATTCAGGCCGACGTGTTGGACGCACTGAATCCTGACCCTTCACTGGTAGACCCGCGCTCCACCGCGCGCAGCCCCAAGGCCATCGGCCCGAACGCACCAATCCAAGGTGTGACCGGCGTGGCCATGGCGCCGCCCGATGACGAGAAGAAGCCGGTCAGTGTCACGCCTGATGGCCGTATCGACACAACAACGGCTGGAAACCAGACGGTTACGAGCGCAGAAGAAGCCGGGGCGCCAGCAGTCAACCCGCCGAGCGCCAAGGATGACAGCGCAGAAACGGTAAGCGACCAAGACGTGCAGGCCTTCGCTGCCAGCCGCTACCAGCAGTTGCGCGAAAAGCGCGACGGCAAGATTGAAACGGTCGTAGGAGAGACAGGCATCGTCGATCAAGACTTGCCTGGAACTGGCCTGACGCCCAATGAGAAAAAGGAACTGGACACATTGCAGAGTGCCAACGGCAATCCGCAAGTGCTGCGCCAGTTATACGGATTCGATCAACCAACCCAGCAACAGGAGAAGCCAAATGCTGAAACTATCCAACAAGACCAAGCAACTGGGCCTGCACTCGATCAAGGTGCCGGCGTCACAGATGGGCAGCCAAGCGGGCCAGCCGCCAGCCAAGAACCCGCAGCCAACGCCCCAAGCTCCGAAGACGGTGCCGCCGCAGGGCAACGACACGAAAGCGTACCAGCCCAAGATGCGCTAAACGATTCCGACATTCCAGACCTGGGAGCGCCAAGCAATGTGTCTGAGGAAGACGCAATGCGCTCCATGGGGTTTTCTGAGGATGAAATTGCGGCTGCCATCAAGGCAAAAGAGATTCCACCGATCGTGCCGCCAAAGCCGCCAAAGACCGAGAAAGAGGCGCGGGAGCGCCGCGCCCAAGACGATGGCATCGTCGAGCACACGACCAAGAAGGGCAAGGTACTGCGCGGCAAGGTGTTCCAAGGCATGTCTCTGGACGAGGCCAAGCAATACGACCCCTACGCATTCAAGAAAGACGGCGGTGTTTTCGTGCGCGAAGAACACCTGTCCAAGATTCAGCAACCACAGGAGCAGAAGGATGGCACTCAAGCCGATCAAGCCAAGCAAGCAGAAACGCAACGACAAGAAGCGCCAGCAGCAGAGCCAGTAGCCAATGAGCAAGTACCAGCAGAAGCGGATACCACTTCCTCCACCGAGGGAGGACTACCCGATGCCGGAACAACCGGCGAGTCCGTGGAAGCCGATGGGGTAAAAGAGGCATGGCCAGGACTGTCCAAAGTTGCCGACAAGCCCAAGACCGAGCGCGAGGCAAAGGCGCAGCGTGAGCAGCAGTCAGAACCGGTGCAAGGCACGGTAGGCATGAAGCTGGCACCGGGGCAAGTGGCTCTAACTAGCTCTGGCAGGGAAACGACACCGTTTCCGAATTTTGATCTGTCAACCGAGCGCAAAGCAGGAAACGGGCTCAAGAAGGTCAACGACTGGCTGATTCGCAATGCGCATGCCGAAGCAGTGGCGCGTGGTGATGATTTCAATGCGCAGCAGTTTGGCGCTGTAAATCTGGCCAAGCAGGACATCCCGCAAGCAGACAAAGACGCCGCAGAGGAATACCTGTTCGGCCAGCAACCAAAGGTCGTGCCAAGCATTCTGAAACCGCTTGTACCAAAGACAGAAAAAGAAGCCCGCGCCAAACGCGAATCTTCTGTTGCCCCGAAGGTTGAGGAAAACTCAACCGAGCCAGTTGCCAACACCGGCAAACAAGAGGAAAATTCAAACGATGCAAGCCCTGTACAAACCGAGTCTTTACCCGACGGATCTTCGATCAAAGCTCCAGAAGATGCCACCGCTGGCAATCGAGATAGCCAACCGGTGGGCGCTGGGGTGGCCGAAAAGGGTGAAAGCACTGATCGAAGCGAACCAGTATCTGCAAGCTCTGGAGAGCCAGGAGAAGCAGGAGCGCGAGACACTGAGCAATCCGGGTCTGAGCCATCTGGCCAGACACGAGATAGTGCAGGAGTACGGACTGAGCCTGGAGCCACCGACCACGTAATCGACGCCGAGGAAATCGGCAAAGGTGGTCTGGCCAAGAAGTACAAGGACAACGTAGCCGCCATTCGGCTACTAAAAACCCTCGAATCCGAGGGGCGCGTTGCAACCCCAGAAGAACGCAAGGTTCTGGCCAAGTACGTTGGCTGGGGTGCCATGAAGGGGCCATTCGACCCCGAGAACAAGCAGTGGGCCAAACAGCACGCAGAGCTAAAAGAGCTTCTGACGGACGCTGAATTCAAGGCCGCGCGTAAATCCACGTTGGATGCGCACTACACCAGCCCCGTGGCCATCGGTGCGATGAATGATGCACTGGCACGTATTGGATACCGAGGCGGCCGCATGCTGGAGCCTTCTGTTGGCATCGGCAACTTCTACGGACTGATGCCTGCCGCCGTGCGCAACAACTCCCAGCTATACGGTGTGGAGTTGGACTCGCTGACTAGCCGCATGGTGTCGGCCCTGTATCCCAAGGCCAAGATCGCCAAGGCCACCGGCTTTGAAGACTTTGAAATCCCCGGCGAATTCTTCGATCTGGTGCAGGGCAACCCGCCTTTTGGCAGCCAGCCCCTGGTGGACAAGGAGCGCAGCCCGTACTCAGGTTTCAGCATTCACAACTACTTTCTTGCCAAGGGCATCGACAAACTGCGCCCGGGGGGAATCATGCAGGTGGTTGTGTCGCACAACTTCCTAGACGCCCAGGACGACCGTGCGCGCAAATGGATCGGTGAGCGCGCCACCTTGATCGGTGCGGTGCGCATGCCCAACACGGCATTCAAGGAAAACGCCGGTACCGAGGTTGTCACCGACATCCTGATTTTCCAGAAGAACGACCCAAACGCCATCCAGCATGAAGACGCTGGCCAGTGGCAGAACGTGGTGGATCAGGTCAACGTCAATCCCAAGACTGGCGAAGCGGCAACACACAAGGTCAATCAGTTCTTTGTTGCCAATCCCCAGTTCGTGCTGGGCAAGCCTTCGGCAGGCGGCACGATGTATTCGGCCAACGAATACACCGTTGAGGCTACCGGCGACATCAAGAAGCAACTGGCCGGCTGGGTTGAGAGCCTGCCAGATGGTGTGTACCAGCACATCGACCGCAAGGCCGATAGCGCAGTGGTGGACATGGCAGTCCCCGATGGCGTCAAGCCCGGTTCCTTCTATGTGGATGCCAGCGGCAAGGTCATGCAGCGCGGCCAGGACGTGATGGGCGAGAAAACCGCCAACGAGTGGACGCCCAAGAACGAGACAGCGGCCAAGCGCATGAAGGGCATGATCGAACTGCGTGACGCACTGCGCACGCAGATGCGTCTGGAGCGAAGCCTTGACTCATCCGAGGCTGACATTGAGGCCAACCGGGCAACGCTCAACAAGCTGTACGACGATTTCCTCAAGAAGTTTGGCCACCTTAACAGCCAGACAAACCGCAGCATTTTCATGGACGACACCGAGAGCCAGCTATTGCAGGCACTGGAGTTCGACTATGACAAGGGAATCAGCAAGGCCGTGGCTGAGAGCGAGGGCATCGAGGAACGCAAGCCTAGCGCCATAAAGGCCGACATCATGAAGCGCCGGGTGGCATTCCCGCCGCAGGACTTCCTGACCGTCACCACGGCCAAAGACGCATTGCTGGCCTCGCTGAACTACCGGGGCAAGGTAGACGGCGCCTATATGGAAGAAGTCTATGGCAAGCCCATGGACGCCATCATCAAAGAGCTTGGTGATGTGGTGTATGACGACCCGCAAAACGGTATCGTCACATCCGACGAATACCTATCTGGCGACGTTAAGACAAAGCTGGCAGAAGCCCAGGCGGCGGCCAAGGACGACTCCAAGTACAAGCGCAATGTGGAAGCG